CGTATGAGCCTGCGATATTAAATTCGAAAAACTCAACAGCCTCAGGCTCTGTCATTTCGTTTCTTAAATTTTTAATTATTGCTGTAACTGAATAAATTAATCTCATTGATTGTAAATCAACACCAATTACTGCGCTATCATGACCATCTATCTTAATGAACTCATCACCATCAAATGCATCTAGAATATAGTCTAGTACTAGTTTGTTTTTCATGTTTTAGGTTTCAGTCAAAATTAAAAGTTTATATCTGTTTCAGGAAATTCTTTCCATATTTCTTGTGGAGTATAATCGGTTTTTTCTTGCATTTGCGTTTTTTTAGCAAATACTGGGTCACAAGGCATTTCGCTGTTACTATTAATATATCTCTTCTTAGCCCAGTTTAGTGTTAAGGGGAAGTGCCCAAGCTTCCCGCCAGTTCTCTTTCTCTTAAGCTTCTGAACATAAACCTCAACATCTGGGCTATTCTTGTCTTCATGAAACCTTGGCCTATAATAGGCTAAAATTTGGTCAGACTTATTGGCCCACATACTACCGCCATGCAAATCATAACTATCTGGTACGGGAAGTGAACGGTCTTGATTATATGTTGGATTTTTAGGGTGAGCTATTATACAGTAAACTATATTATTCAATAAAGCGAATCTTTTGATATCTTTGAGTATTGCACTAAGATACTGGTCATCCCTTTCATATGCTTTTTGAGTCCTATCTAATTGATTGAAAGGGTCAATCATAACTCCATCAATTCCCTTTTTCAAAATCAGATATCTAAATTTCTCATGGATAGAATTTATGTCATGCTCGCTTTCTGGATAAACATAATAAATATGCTCAGAAATAAAATTACACGCTGCTGTATATTCATCTACTGTCATATCCTTTAACCACTTCCCGGCATACATCTCAACGATATCATCATAAAAGTCATTTGGAGGATAATTCTCAGGAGAAAATATCGCCCACTTCCAACCATCCCAGATGGATTTAGTAATCATTAATTGAAGCATGAAAAATGATTTGCCATGATTACCATACCCAGTACACAAAGTAATATCTCCCTTTTTCCATCTGAAGAAATCATCCATTTCACCAAACCTTGTTGTTGGTGCAAGTTGAACTCCTTCTTTAAAAGATTCTAACATGTCAGGGAATATGCTTTCCAAGTAATAAACACCATCTACAGGAATCAAATTAGATTCAAGTAATATTTTTATTACCTCATCCTTGCCGTATTTAAGCAATACTTCATTTAAGTCTTTACAATCATTTGGATATTCAACTACTCGACACTTCTCAACTCCAAGTCTTCTAACTAATTCATCTTTCAATTTTCTACCAGCATCATCTGAATCAGTTGCAATGATAAATTCATCTATAGAAGACAACCATTCGCTACAATTATCAAGATATTCTAATTGCTGGTTTCCTTTACTTGCACCATTGGGAACTGATAATACAGCCCACCTTCCAAGTTCGTGTTCTACTACTTCCCCATCATCATTTGGCTCTGGCTCATAGTCGTTCCCAAAACCACATTCATATGCAACTAACATATCCCACTCGCCTTCAGTTATAATAGCACAATGTCTTCCCTCAATAGTTTGCATGCCAAAGAATATCAATTCAGCATCTTTAATCAATCTGAAGTTTTTAGCTCCATCTCTATACTTTGCATTTACAATTTGGGAATCTCTGATATATGGGAAAACAATACAACGCTCTTTTTTCTGTGTCGCTGGCATCCATTCTTCCTTTCCATGTATGAAGAATTTTTTTAATGTTTCATGTGAAACACCACGGCTTTCAGAGTATGAAACAATACGCTCATTCAACTGAATATTTTCGAGCATTGATTTATCCGGCCTTGAATATTTTTTTGACGATTCCCGGCGCTCAAAAGATTTAACATTCCCACGCCAACCACAATGATGGCAGTTATAAGTTCCCTCAGTTATATTCACTGACAAACAAGGGTCTTTTTTATTTCTGCGGGAATCTGAGCACTTTGGGCACACTGTTTTTTCCTGTCCACTTCTTCTTCGGATTTTGATATCAAGTTTCGTAAGCTGGTTGTAATACATTTCAAATTATTTTTGGTCAATTGATTTTAAGGCGATTCTAGCCCCTGTTTTTTTTGAGTAAGGTGTTGATACCTTTTTGCATTTTGAATCGAAATTTGGGCCGTTTCCGTGCGTCTGGTGCGATTCTAGGTTCCTGCATCAACCTCGGAAAGCGGCTTGAGCAGCTCCGGCACGGCTTCGATGTGGTAAGGCCGAATTTCCTTTTTTGCCCATAGTGCGAATTCTTCTTCGGTCATAGGCTGGCACGTTTCATCGTCGAAAACCACAACTTTCAACTTAGGCAAAACATACATCCCAACTTTTTTTGGTTTGGGAACTCGTGGTGAAATCCTTTTTTCTTCTTTTTCTTTTTTATTTATTTTTTCTTTTTGTTCTTTTTTAGAAAAGTCCTTAGTGACTAAGTTACTTTCTTTTATTTCATTTATTTCTTTTCTTTTATTTATAGCATTGCTGTCGCATTCCGAACGCATTGCGTTCGCATTACCCCATCTATAACTAGCTGATTCTCTAGCCTTTAAAGATTTAGAATTTACCTCATCTAACCTTCTTTGCACTGACTTGGACCCGAAAAAATTTTCCGAAACTTCAAACAAATTGAAGTCCTCAACAACACTCTTAACAACGTCGCATTGCGCCCGCAAATCGAACGCAATGCCTTCGTAGTCCGTTCGCAATGCGTTCGCATTATGATACAAATCCTCCACAATTGACCAGTAAATTCCGTAGCCAATCATGCCGTGTTTTCTAATCAAAACTTTGATTTTTTCGTCATTTCTGGCGTTATAATCGTGACTGAAGTAAAAGGTTAATTTAGGCATAGGAAAAGGTGGCTTGCCCATGCTGTTGCTAAAAGTTATAACCACCCCAAACGAGCGACTTTAACGCAGCACAGGACAAGCCTAATTTTTTCAGTAAAATGATAATGGAATCAATGTTATAACTTTTAGCGGCTCCAAAGATATGTGCTAAAATGTTTTATTTAAAAATATTTTTTTTATCAATAGTAAGTGTATCTTTTTTCTAAAATATCTTCTACGTTGTCTTCTTCTTTAGCCACAGAAAAATAATACATATTTGTTTTATTGTACACCGCATTCATCATGTATACTATTCCAGATGAATCAGTACATGTATACCAAGCATCAATTACTACATTCTTAACTGATGAGTGAAAATATTCATCAGTTTCTATTTCGTTTATTTTGTATGTCTTGCCATTAAAGATTATTTCCTTTTCTTTGATGATAATTAAATTTCTCTCATCAGATGAGTCTTTTGGAATAAAATCTTTTTTTACTTTATCATAAGATGCCGTTATGCATTTACCGAACAAAGCCACTTTGTAGTCTCTTAAATACAAATCATTAATTACTTGTGCATTAATTGAGATGTGGATGATGATGATTCCAATTAGTGTTGCGATTGTTTTTTTCATTGTTTTTGTTTTTGATTAATAAAGATATTCAATAGATTTTTCTTGGTGTGTTAAAGCATAGTTAATGTCTATTTTTCTAACATCCCATTCATTTTTATCTGGCGTTTTTTCATATTTAGATAGTTGTTTTTTTGATAGTATTCTAAGCATAAATACTTCGTAGCTTACAGTTCCTAATTTTTCATCATTATGATATATAGATATATTTTCAACCCCTTGCTTTATTTCAATTTTCATAGTTAAAATTTTTAAATGGGTCATTGTCATCTAATATTTTCTGAAAAAAATCTGGAATTCTAGATGTTTCTTTTATGTCTGGTGAAATCATTATAAATCTATCTGTAGCCTCTTTAAATATTGGCATTTTTCTAGCTGCATCCCAATTGCTATCATAAGTGCCATGACAATTGCACCACTTCCCTAAAATCATATAGTTGAGACGATGTGTGGATACTGATGGGAATATAGATTTGGGCAAGACATGCGCTATACAAGCGTGCCAATCTTGCTTATTATAATGTGCCAGAGATTCCCCGCAATTCCAGCATTGCTTGTCTTCCCGGGCCATTATTCCTTCATACCATTTTTGTAATTCGGAGGGAAGTCCGGCCTCTTTAAATTCTAGTTCTTGGGCAATCTTCTTTGCCGACTTTTTAGGAATACGGTAAGCCTTTTTAGGCTTTTCCTGTTTCCCATTTAGTTTCTGATTAAATCGTTGTTCTAGGTAACTCATATTGCAAACATAAAGTATCTAAACAAACAAACCAAATTTTATTTGTTAAAAAAATATTTTTTTTATTTTCATTTTGTCCAATTATATTTGCATTCGCATAGCAAATAGAGTTGGTTTACACCCGCCTGTATCTTTATACTGGGCGGATTTTTTAAAAAAAAATTATTAAAATGAGTACAGAATCTATCATTAAAATTGATGTAACGCCTACTGAGCAAGAAAAATCATGGGTGAAATCTTTGGCTTCCGGTGAAAAGGCTAGCAAAATCGCTGAACAATTCGGCATGAATAGAAACACATTTGCCTACCACTTGCGTTTCCTTCGGGCCAAATTTCAATGCAAAAACACAAATCAATTGATTTCTTATTTTTTGCGCAATAATTTGATTGATTAAATAGGCCCCATCAAAACCTAAAAAAAGTAAGATGAAAATTAGATTAGAAAAACTGCAAAAAGAATTGTCTCGCGGCACTTCTAAAGAACAATTTGATGCTCTTAATGAGTTAAAGGGATTTGTATTGAAATCTCTTTTGGAGGAGCAGTCTAAGCTTCAGGGGACTGTATCTGGTATTCAAAACCTTATCAACGAGGTTGGCGGAAATCTTAATGCCACTTCCCCTTCAGAAAATTAAGCATTTGCGTTTGTTATAAGCGTAGATGCCGTTTCTGAAGAATAATATATTGGGAAAGGCTGTTGTGCTGTTATTATTTCAATTGAAGAAATACAATCAACTCCTTGAAAAGGTATAGCTGGAGATATTGGTTTAATAATAATTTGGGCTGTGGGGAATCCGACTTGAATACCAGCGTTGGTAGTATAGTTTGGGTTGTTCTGATACCCATAAATAGATGCAGTAAGTATTGTAGCCATTTCACAAAAATAAAAAAATCCGAGCGAACTCGGATTTTTAATTCATTCGCCAAAATAGCGCCTAAATTAGGCGTTAGCGGCGGCGAGGATTGTTGCAACAGGAGTTGGGGTAAAGAACTTAGTCGATACCTGATTCAAACCTGTAGGAAGCAACTCAACTACGGCTGTGCAGGTTACGTTAGCCTGACCACGAACTTCGGTGGTTGGATAAACGTGAATTCCTTGAACAGGGAACAGATTTTGCTGTCCTCCAGCGGCTTTAATTTCGGTTTGTCCGCCGGGTCCGTCGATTCCGTAAACAAAAACACTAACTACTTGTGCCATGTTTAAAAATTTGATTGTGAAGAAAACTCTTCGCAAACGCTTGCGAAATATCAATGTAAAATTATGAATATACCATTAAAGTACAAAACGTCGTCTCCTGCTGGTGATTTAATTAGCTTTTTGGCCGGGGTCAAAAAAATGTGGGAAGACACTGGTCGAAGGGCTATAATATATCAGCGTATAGGCATGCAGGGGATTGGTTATGAGGGAAGTATACATCCATTTCAAAATAGTGAAGGGGAAACGGTTTGTATGTCTGAGTATATGTTTGATATGTTAAAGCCACTGATTGAAGAGCAGGAATATGTTGAATCTTTTTTAATTTGGAAAGGGGAAGATTTTGATGTTGATTTTGATTTGATTAGACTTGAAAGATATACTAATCAGCCTAAGGGTTCATTAAATAGATGGTTTAATTACGTTTTCCCGCAGATGGCCTCAGACCTTTCAAAACCTTGGATAGAACTTCCCAAAACATTAAATTTTGCTTTTCCTTGGCAAGGGAAAATTTTAATTAACTTTACTCAACGGTATAGAAATTATCTAATCACATATCATTTCCTGAAAAAACATCAAGATGATATAATGTTTTTAGGATTGCCTAAAGAAAAAGACATTTTTTGTAAAACTTGGGATTTGGATATAGAACACTATCAACCAGATAATTTTTATCAATTAGCTCAAGCTATTAAAAATTGTAAATTTTTCCTAGGTAATCAAAGTTTTTGTTTTCAGCTAGCAGAATCTTTGAAAACCCCTAGAATTTTAGAAACATTCACTATGATGCCTAATGTAATCCCGGTTGGAGAAAAGGCATATGACTTTTATCATCAAGGCGGTTTAGAATATTACTTTGAAAAATTAAATAAATGATACATCAATTCCCAAGCCCAATACCAGTACATACCCCTCATGGAGAAGGAGAAGCCATTTTACTAATAGATTATGGGATAGATATTAATACCGTTTGGCTTGTTAGATTGGAAGGCGGTATTGTTAAGCATTATTTGTCTGATGATATAATCATATATGGCAATCCTATGTATGGTAAATCATTTGATGTTAAAATACCAGAAAATTGGAATCAATGAAATTACAGTTAAATAATATAACACTTATAGCTGTAGATTGTTACAGCTATAAAGGAGCGGTTGATGCTCTAAAAAAGAGCTCAGAACACTGTGATTTTGCTTCAGTAAAACTATTGACAGATATTGATATAAAGGTAAAGGGAATAGATGTTGTAAAAATTGAATCTATAAAATCAAAAGAACAGTATTCAGAATTTATTGTAAAAAAATTAAATTCCTTTTTTGATACAGAATATGTTCTTGTTTGTCAGCATGATGGGTATGTTTTAGATGGGAAATGCTGGGATGATGAATTTTTAAAATATGACTACATAGGTGCGCCTTGGCTATATATTGACGGTAAAAATGTTGGTAATGGTGGTTTTTCCCTTCGTTCAAAAAAACTCCAAAATGCATTAGCTGAAGATGATTTTATAGCGGCAACTGACCCAGAAGACCAAGCTATAGGAAGGCTATATCGTGATTATTTAATTAAAAAGTATGATATCAAATTTGCCCCAGAAGAAGTTGCAGATAAATTTTCTTTTGAATTAAGGCAGCCAGCGCAACCCACATTTGGTTTTCATGGGAAATTCCATGAGCCATATAAGCCAGTTGTAGTTATAAAGAGAATGGGTGCAATGGGTGATGTAGTAAGACTCGAACCAGTTATGAGATATTTTCATGATACTGGGCACATGGTCGTATTACACACAACAAACAATTTTTATAATCTTTTTATAAATCATCATTATAAGATACATAATATTCATTTAGTTGATGGAAGATTGTTGAAGAATGCAAAACATTACGACTTAGATATGTCGTATGAAAATAACCCACAAGTTCCCCATCTAATATCATATTTCGAGGCTTGCGGCGTTTGTGAAGATGATTACAAGAAATACCTGACTAAGCAAAAATTGTCATTAGGATTTCAGGTTAATCAGTATACGAAATTATTTAATAAATATGTCGTACTTCACATTGATGACAGACCTCAGGCAAGCAGAAATATTTATGGAGTTGATTGGGAAATGGTCGCTTACGAATTAAAGCGTAATGGTTATGATGTAATACAGGTTGGATTTCAAAATAAAGAAATAATAGGTACTATGCACATGAAGACAATAAATGAAAATTTATTGTCTTATCTAGTTGCTGGTGCAGATATGTTTATAGGTGTAGATAGCGGTATAAGTCACATAGCAGCTGGGTTCAATGTTCCAAGTATGATATTTTTTGGAAGTGTAAATCCTGATATTATTCATGTTGACCTTGATAATATTGTAGTTGTGACTAATCATAGTCAAGAAAACCCTATTTGTGAAAAGCCTTATTGTTGGCATTCAGTAGTTGGTTGTGCAGGAGTTCCATGCTATATAAGTGAAAGTAATCCCCCTTGTTCAAATTTTTCAACTAAACAAGTTATTAATTTCATAAAGCTTATGAAATGATTTGGGATTGCTTTACATATAATGGGGAAGAGGACTTACTTAAGATAAGGTGCGAAGAGTTATCTGGTCTTGATGTTACACATATATTAGTAGAAAGCAATTATACATTTACCGGGAAATGGAAGTCCCTTAGCTATAAAACTAAACTTCCGTATAAGATAGAGCACTTTGTGGCTAATCATTTACCAAATAATGGTAACGCTTGGGAAAATGAAAAGGAACAGCGAAATCACATATTGTTTGCATTAATTCAGCTCGGAGCTTCTGATAATGATATTGTAATTATATCTGATGCAGATGAAATTATTAGACGTTCTACAATAGAACACTACAATCCTATTAGTTCCCTTACAGCTCTTAAAATGGATACTTATAGGTATTATTTTAATTGTCTTGAAGGGAAGCAGAACTGGGATATGGCTAGGGTAATGAATTTTTCTTACCTAAAAGATAAGACACCTGACGACGTAAGAAATAGCGGATTTGAGAGGGTTATTCATGATGCTGGGTGGCATTTCAGTTATATGGGTGGTTATGATAAAATAATTGAGAAAATAGAGTCTTTTTCTCATACTGAATTAAATACAGAAGAATTTAAGTCAAAGATTAGATATAAGCAAGAAAGTTGCCAATCTTTGTTTGGCGATGACTTTTGGCAACTTGTTCAAGTTGACAACTCATTCCCAATTGAAGTATTGAAAAATATCACAGCATATCAAAAACATATAAAGTGAAATTAGCTGGTACAACATTTATTAGAAACGGGGAAACTTATGACTATTGTTATATGGAAACAATAGATTGTTTATTGGAGTTTTGTGACCATGTATTTGTTGTTGATGCGGGAAGTGATGATGGTACTTGCGAAAAAATAGAGTCTATCACTTCCCCGAACCTAACATTAATAAAGCGGCCTAAAGAAGAATGGTTTGGGCAAAAGGGAACAGGGAAAACAAAACTTTGCTATTTTACTGATATAGCTATTTCTGCGGCCCAAGAGGCTGGATATGAATATAGTTTTTACTTGCAATGTGATGAGATACTTCATGAGCGTTCATATGATATTGTAAGGGAGGCTATAAAATCAAACACATCTGGTTACCTGTGCAAAAGAGTTAATCTTTGGGATGGCCCGTACACTCAGTTAAAAGTTCCCCAAAACAGAATGCCATGCTCGCCTGAAGTAGTAAGGCTGACTAAAACTGAGTACCGTTCGTATGGGGATGCTGAAAGTATTGCTGTCCCAATACTCGATAAAAGCTGGGTTGAGCAGATATGTATATACCATATGGGTTTTGTTAGGAAGCGGGAAGTGATGAAAGATAAGGTTATAAATATGCAGGAAAACGTATTTGAACTTGGCCATCACGACCCCAAGCTAGACTTGGATACCGTATTTCAGCCTAAGTTTTGGTTTAGCGAAGATGAGTTGGAACTTATTGAAGAGCCACTTCCCCAGATTATAAAAAAATGGGCCTCAGAGCGTGTGTATTAAAAAATATATTAATTTTGGGTATGGCAAAGATTAGAGTAAAGTCAGCAGCTTGGCAACGTAAGGAGGGTAAAAATCCTGAAGGCGGTTTGAACGCTAAGGGGAGAGCCTCTTATAAAGCCGAGACGGGTGGAACTCTTAAAGCACCAGTTAAATCCGGCGACAATCCTAGACGTGCTAGTTTTTTGGCTAGAATGGGAGGTATGCCCGGTCCTGAATATAAAGATGGTAAACCTACAAGACTTTTATTATCTTTGAAGGCGTGGGGGGCATCCTCCAAAGCTGATGCAAAAGCTAAGGCTAAAAATATTTCAGAACGTAATAAAAACAAATAAAATGGAAAGCTCAAAAAAAATCAAAGTAAAATTTAAGTCCCCTAGTGGAACTGTTGTTAGCGGAATGATGGGTAGTGATATTCCCAAAGCTGCTAAATTAAAAGAAGATGCTCGCAAACTGCGTGCTGAAAACCTTAGAAAGGAGAGTTTAAAAAAAGAAGCTCGCGAATTAAGAGCTGAAAATCTTCGTAACAAATCTTCAGAGGCTAGTCCAATTTCTGTTGGCATGCGTATGATGAATAAGTTGTCTAAGAAAGAAAAACCATAATTTTTTATGACAATTGACCCTGAAAAAAAGAAAAAACGCATTAAGGTTAAGGTTAAAGCTGGCCAAGCTAGCCCATCTATCCCAGAAGGTTTTGAAAAAGACCCAACTAGGAGTAGGAAGGGTAAAGATGTCTATATTAAAGAGACAACTACCGTAACGCCAAATGAATCTTCTTTTGGTAGGGAAGCCACTTCTGCTGAAAAAAAATCAATGCAAGAAGGGTCTTTTTATAGTTCTAATGAGGCTCAATATCGTGATGGAGAATCTGTTAAAACAGATAAAAGCGAATTTATTGTTAAAAAGAAAGAGCCTAAATTTAAAGAAGAAGGTCCATCTTTTACAGGTAAAGAAAAAAGAGAAGGTCGTAGAGCTGAAAGGCAAGCGAGATGTGCGGGTAAAAAGTTTAGTGTTGGCTGTAAAGTTGGTTCCGGTAGAGTTAGTAGAGCACGTTATTGACAAATAAAGGTAGCTAGTTAAATCTAGCTACCTTTAATACCTAAAACAAAATAAATTTTTATGTCTGAACTTAAGTGGGTTCAAGGCAAGGTAATAATCAGCGTAGATTTAGAAAGTAAAAATAGTCACACGTTTTCTGACGGGACTAAAATACGCATTGAACGTCAATGGAATAATTTAAATAAAAGGGAAACTCATCCTGTAAATGCTACTGTAATAAGTGGTGAGGGGATTAAATCTGGTAGTCAGATATTAATTCATCCAAATATGACTCACGATACTTACAGGGTATTCGATTTTGCCCCATTATCTGGTGAAATTGAGGGGAATGATACGAAATATTATTCTATACCTTCTGAACAATGTTACGCTTGGCTTGATGGTGATACTTGGAGGCCATTAAAGGGTTTTGATTTTGGATTGAGAGTTTTCATGCCTTATGAAGGAAAATTGTCTGGTATTGAGCCATCACTAGTTAGTGATGTTCTTTATGTTACGACAGGAGAATTTAGTGGTAAGATAGTTCATACGCTGAAGGCTTGCGACTATGAAATTATATTTCAGGATACTAATGGCCAAGAAGGTAGATTGATACGATTTAGGCACTTCCCTGACGAAGAAAATGAAAGGGAAGAGATAATAGCTATAGATGATTATTTGACTGATAAGTTGAATAGAGGTGAATTGCTTGTAGGTTTAACTTCAACTAAAGCCGAAAAAATATGAATGACGCTGTAAAAAGTATTATTGAAAAAGAGATTGAAGACTTGAAGTCTAGATTAAAATCATATGAAGAGAATGGTGCTGCTAAACTATTTTATTCTTTGCAGCGAAAAGCTAATGAAATGGCTGATTTGTTGAATGGTAATAGTTTGGCTAGGATAAATCTAGATGACCCAAAGGATAAAAGTTTTGATAGGATTTTCAAGATTTTAGAAAAAAGCCAAACGGTAAGTGAGTCTATCAGAAGTTTGAGAGACGCTGCTGGTATTACTGGCAATGAAAAGGCTGACGTAGAAAAGAAACCTTTTTTAGATAGGATAGCTGAAAAACGAGATTAATATGGCAAAGGGAAGTAATTCATCAACTAAAGTAACTTTTGGCGCTAGAAAAGGCGGCAAAGCTCGTAAAAGTCGAAATAAGCACGATAAAAAAGAACGCAATTATCGTGGGCAGGGCAGATAATTATGTCTGATTTTGATATTATATACGGCCACAAAATAAAGTTACCTCCATGTCCATCGGATGAGGAAGTAATTAATTATGGACTCCCAGAAGAGGACCAAATGTGGGTTCGTGAAGAACTGCCTTCATATTTTGAGAGGGTAGAATATAATAAAGCAGGAGACCTTATACTGACTGAAGCTCAAGAGGATTATGCGACTAGGGAATTGTTGAGATGTAAAAATGGAGTTTGGATTTTCATAAAAGGGAAACCATACTACATAACTAAAAAATATTATTTCTATTTACAGTGGTGGACACTTGAAGATGGCTCTAGACCAGAATACAGAGATTGTGACAGAAGATATTTTATATATTTAGAGCATTGGGAAAATGTACTGTGGTGTCTTGGTATTATTCGAGGTAAAAAGCGACGTGAAGGTGCTTCTTCCCAAGCAACATCAAATCTAGTATACGACGCTATATTTTATAAGAACTCAAACTGCGGACTTATATCTAAGTCAAATGAAGATGGTAGAGCTACATTTACTGAGATGGTTGCATATGGGTATAGGCAGTTACCTGCTTTCTTGAAGCCTAAGCAGATGAATCGTGAAGATAGCGTGACTGAATTGGTTTTCGCCCAAAAATCGTCTAACGTAAAGGACGGGGTAGCTGCTACACAAAAGGATGATGAAGGTAATAGGTCTAAAATCAATTATCGAGCTCCAGTACTAAACGCATATGACCGTGGTCGTATGAGTAGGATATTATTGGATGAGTTTGGTAAGTTGGAAAAGGATGTCCCAGCCTCACAATTATTTGCCATCGTTTCTAAAACTCTTGTAAAGGGGGTAAAGAGGGTTGGATTTGTTGAAATGCCTTCTACAGTCAACAAGATGACTAAGGGTGGCTCTGAGTTTAAAATGCTCTGGGAAAATGCTGATTTAGGTAAAAGGACTCCTACGGTAAACAGGCTTGTAAGATACTTTAGTCCAGCTTTTGATGGATATGAAGGTTTTATTGATGAGTATGGATTTAGTGTGATGGATTCCCCAACAGAAGAACAGGCACAATATCTTATCGAAAAATGGGTTAGAAAAGATGAGGATGGGAACACAATAAGTGAACTTTCAGAAGAAGACATTAGGCTTGGAGCAAGAGCCTATATTCAAAAAAGAAGGGAAGGCCGGAAAGGAGATGACTTAGAGGAAGAGATTCGTATGAATCCATGCAACGAGATTGAGCTGTTTATGTCAGCTAACGCGGATTGCATTTTTAATGTTATGAAGATTAATGAAAGAGTTGAATATCTTAAAAATAATAACATATATAAGCGTAAGTTATTGTTTTACAGGGATATAGACCAGAAAGTAAAGTGGAGAGATGCTAAAGAAACTGAAGAGAATTTTTGCTGGGAATTTGTGGGAGATTTGAATTTAAGGGGAGAAGATAATAAGTCCTATTGGGATGGACCATTTAAAAAACCAGCTAGAACTGATATAGGAGTTATCGGATTGGATAGCTATTCAAATAGTCAGGGCGGTAAAAAGTACGGCTCAAAGGCATCTGCTTGGGTTTACTTGAAATATGATTTAAAAGACCCTGTAAACACTGGGCTATTTACAGGCCATTTATATGGCAGACCTATAGAAAAGGATGACCTGCATAATCAGGTAATGCTTTGCGCAGAATATTTGGGTTACCAGATTTACATAGAATTCGTGGCTGATGATTACTATTCTTATTATAAAGATAGAGGTAAGTTGGGATATCTGGCTAAGTTCCCCTTAAATGCAATAGACCCAAACAGACGAAAAACGGGTTCATTTGATAGGCACTACGGGTTCCCTGTAACTGATTTTGCTATGACTAAGCAAAATGATGCCATGATTAGTTATGTAGAACACTATTGCGATAAAATATATTGGATTGAACTTTTGGAGGATTTGAAGGTCTATGACCCTTCAAAACGTACACCAAGCGACCGGACCGTAAGTGCTATGATTGCGCTGGTTGGTGGTTTGGAGCCAGTGTATAAGCCACCGCCCCCCAAGGAACCACTTGTAAAGGTTTATCCACGATAAAAAAAATTTTTTGATAAAAAAACTTATATTTGTTCTTGAATAGTGGGTTAATTTTTATTAAAAAATTGTAGATGCAGCAGAATTCTGCACAAATACTAAAAGATTTCCAGCTCAATAATTTATCTATTAAAGATAAATCTGACTGGGGTTACGGCAAGCAACTTGCCCAATATATTAATACTACAATAACTGGAGGTATATCTAGTTATTTTTGGGTTCGAAATGCTCGTTGGCGTACTAATCGTGGTTACGCTAATGGTCGTGTGCCCATGAGCAAATTCCAAGATTTGCTTGAATTTAATGGGAAGATAAACTATATAAATATTAATTGGCAGTCAATTAATGTTGTTAATCGTGTTGTATCTGGTTTAGTTGGTCGTTGGATGAGTAGAAGCGAAAAGATTAGAGTTACTGCCATAGATTCCCTGTCAGTAAAACAGAAGAAAGACCAATTAGATGAGATTGAGTTCATGGTTAGTAATAGGGAAGAGCTAGAACAATTGGAGGCTGAAGCTGGTATTCAGATTATCCCAAAGCACGAGCAACTCCCGGCTGACAAAGAAGAGCTTTTGATTTGGAAAGAGCAGTTCCAGCGTTTGCCTGAAGAAATAGAGTATGAAATGTCATGCAATGACATTCTTGCTGCTAATGGATTTTTTGATGTCATGAAAGAAAAGATGCTTCATGATTCTGCCACTACTGGATTTGTTGCAACATATACTTATATGGATGACCAAGGGGTCGTTCACGTTGAACTGTTGAAGCCTGAAAACTGCTTCTATTCTTATTCTAATTACAATGATTTTCGTGACACTACATGGCGTGGTGTAATACGCACTTTGAAGATAAGTGAGATACGTCGTAGATATGGTAAAGAATTCGGGGGCAAATTAAGCGAGGAGGAGATTTGGAAGATTGCTCAATTTGCTAAAGAGTTTCAGTTGTATGATAATATCACTTGGCTTACTGAGTGGAATGTAACTTTCCTTCGTCCTTATGATGAATGGAATATTGACATCTTGGAATTTGAGCTCAAGACTGTAGATAGCGACCCATATACTGTAGTTACTACAAAGAAAAACAAGAGTACTATTGTAAAGAAGGGAAGACCTGAGAAGGTTGGAGAAAATGAGGAAGTTATCGCTGATACTCATTGGAATATATATCGTGGAGTATTTTGTCGCCAACTTAATCTGATGCTTGATTGGGGTATCAAGAAAAATATGATTCGCCCCGAAGACCCTAAAGAGGTAGGTAATGCAGAGTTCTCATATAGCTTTTATATGGTTCAGAATTATGATATGACTTCCCTCGCTATCCCAGAAAAGATTCAAGAACCAGTTGACCAAATGATTATTGCTCGTCTAAAGATGCAGCAATTGGTGGCTAAAATGCGTCCAGTGGGTTCTCTTATTAACTGGGATGCTCTTCAGAATATCGATTACGGATTGGGAGATGGTAATAAAGCAATTGATGTAAAAAAACTATACGACCAGACTGGTGACCTTTATTATCGCGGCAAAGACGCTGAAGGAAACCCAGTGCCTGTACCTGTTACGGAATTGGCTAATTCAGGGTTCCTAAGTCAGCTTCAGGGTCTTATTTTGCTTTACGACAAGCACTATTCAATTCTTAAAGATGAATTAGGGGAAGACCCGAACTTGATTTCCCAAGCCATCCAACCACGAGTTGCTGTATCTAATATCGATACTGCTCAACAGGCTGCTCAATTTGCTACTGACTATTTCTATTGGGCATATACAAACTGTATCGCTGAAACTGCTAAGAAAATTTCATGCCTTCTTAAGAATTCAGTTAAATATGGTGCTGACGCATATCGTGGTATGAATAAGCAGAAACTTGCAGGTAAGATGTTTTCGACTAGAATTCAACTTCTACCTGACCAAGGGGAACTTATGCGCTTTGAGGCTTTGCTTAATCAAACTCTGGCAACTAACCCAGATTTTGTAATGTATGTCGACCCATTTCAAATTATGCGTGTAGCTAAGGAGGATGTTAAATTAGCCGAAGCTTTATTCCGTCGTGCCCAGAAGAAAATGATTGTTACTCAGCAAGAAATGGCTATGCAAAATCAGCAAATGACTTTCCAAGGTCAGGCTGCTGCTGCTCAGGCTGCTGAAGAAGCAAAGCGTCAAACAAAAGAGCTAGAAGGTCAAATTGATATTAAGCGGGCTCAAATGACAGCCGAAGCACAGAATCGTACTAGCGTATTGCAAATGGCTACAGCTTTGTATTTGAAGATGCAAGAGACTGGACAGCCAATTCCCGCAGAACTGCAACCACTTATCCAAGCAGTTATGGAGAATGTAGGTTTGGCAGCTGTAGTTTCAACAGATGAACAAAAGCAACAAATCGCAGCTCAAATGCAAGCAGCACAACAGCAGGCGATGATGGAACAACAGGTTATGCAGGAACAAGGTCAAATGCCTGAGGGGGAAATGCCAGTTGAGGAAGGAGTAGAAGCCCCTCTTCCGGAACAACAAGAAATTCCCCAGCAATAATAAAAAATCTTAAATTTGTATAAAATAATAATAAAATGCCCACACTAGCACTAACAAATCAAGTTGCCTCACAAGCTTTAAGGGGAGAAAATACAAAAGTTACTTTGTCTGCCGCCGATGCTGCAAATCTTTCTTCTTTAAGCGTAGGTATGCGATGCCAAGGCAGCACTTTTTCGACTCTTGGGTATATATATAGTATTGATTCTGTTGGTAAATCTTTCGAGGTAATTCCTGCGCAACCAGATTTTTATTTTGGTGCTGAGGGTTATCTTAAATCATCTGTAACAGTTACGGTAACTTTATAAATAAAAATATATGTCAGTACAAATAGTATTAGATGTAACCAATGAGTTTAATTCAGGCTCTGAGTCCGGATTCCCCGGTCTTATTAAATTAGATACTGGAGGGTATGATTATGCTGTAGTTCAATTTATCAGCCCAACAGATACTGTAACTTTTAGACACACAAATGATTCTGGAGATATTCAGGGTGTGTCTGATGGAAGTGCAATTTCATCTACTAATGCACAATTGGTTCAGGGAATAAATTTGGCTACTGGTGCAGCAGCAACGTCTACTGGAGCAAGTAGTTTATTTCGATTCCAATCAAACGGAAGATATTTGTGGCTAGATGGTTCTCTTACACCTGTTAGTGTTACAAAATTATTGGTTCGTCTTTACAAAATTCATTGATAATGAAAAAGGTAAGATTGAAGGTTAAAAAGAAAGGGCAAAAGCCAATTGAGTTTAAGGAGGGTGCTTTGCGTTCACAACTTCATGCAAAAAAAGGGGAACCAATTCCCGCATCTAAAATGAAAGCTGCCGAAGAAGGGGAAATGGGTCCTTTGGCTAAAAAGCGGGCTTTGTTTAAGAAAAATGTTTTAACTGGCAAGAAATGAAAGAGATGATTAAACGCGCAGATGGTTCTTACTCCCAAAGAGGTCTTTGGGATAATATTCGTGCGAATAAGGGAAGTGGTAAAGAGCCTACTAAAGAAATGTTGAAGCAAGAAAAAAAGATTAAACTAAAAGTAAAAAAGAAATAAAATGGCTACTGTTTTTAAAGTTCGGGAAGATATGGCTAAGTCTAAAATGACTCCAGAGGATGTTCAGTCTAAACTTTTTTATTTATCTGATGCAGCTCACAAGCTACACTTAGATACAAAATCTTATGCTGAACACAAGGCTTTAGGAAAGCTGTATGAAGGTCTTATTGGATTTCGTGATGAAATTTCTGAAAAGCTGATGGGATATATGAATGGTAAGCGCATAGGAGGGTTTTCTGTTGGTAAACTTCCTGAATATTCTGCTGGGGAATCAATGAAGTTGGCTGATGAGGTTGTTGATTTCGCTAAAGATTTGTGTGATTATGCAGCTGCCAACAAATTCATTGATTTGGAGAACGTGGGCCAAAGCTTAAGTGGACTTGGAGCTCAAACCAAATACCTTCTCACTCTTAAGTAATTTATTTCTAACCTAAAATATAATCATGTCTGAAACAACACAAAATTTGCAGCAAGAATCATCAGAGCAGGTTCAGCAAGCATCTGCTGAGCAAAATCAGCAGCAAGCGTTTAATCCATTTTCTGATAGCAGTTGGGTGACACCATCTGAAGATGGTAACATTAATTTCCCTTCTGATGTCACATCTTCCCAGCAATCAACATCAACAGAAGATGAATACGAAGAAGAAATAGTAGAACCTTCTGAGTGGCTTAAGCGTGAATTTGATTGGGAAAGTGTTGACGCTGCAAAACAAGAACTTGAGGAGCTTCGGAAACTTAGAGAATCTAGTGCAGAAAGTGAAATTGAATTTGAAAACGAAGAAAGTTTAAATCTCTTTCGTTTATTTAAAGAAGGCAAACAGGATGAAGTATACAATTATTTAGAGACTCGTCGCAAATTAAGTAGTTTGATTGACGGGGAAATGAATAAAGATTCTGCTGTTGAAATCGTAAAGATGAACATGCGGAATAATTATCCTGACTTGACTAAAGAAGAAATTGAGTTTCAGTTTAATAGAAATTTTGGTGTTCCATCAAAGCCAGTTCAAAAAGATATTGAAACTGACGAGGAATATCAAGAGCGTTTAGATACTTGGCAAAATCAAGTAAAAGAAGCTGAAACTGAACTAATGATAGAAGCAAAGCTGGCTAAGCCGGATTTGCAGAAATATCGTGATGAGCTAGTTTTTCCAGATATAGAAGATGGTCGCAATTCTTATGAGCCAACCCAAGAGGAATTGGATGCTCAGGCGAAGTTTGTTGACTATTTCAAAGATTCTGCTAGCGAAGCCTTAATTTCTTTTGATGGATTTAGCGTTTCGGTTAAGGACGAAGAAGTCGATATACCGCTATCTTACGCTATTTCTCAAGAAGAAAAGGGAATAGTTGCAGAACAACTTGAACAGTTTGCTAATTCAGGATTTGATGCGAATGTAATCTTGGCTGAAAGGTGGTTGACGCAAGACGGAAACATCAACACAAATCAAATTGTAAAAGATTTGGCTTTGTTGTTAAGTGAGGGGAAGATGAGTCAGAAGTTTGTGAATGAGGCTGCTTCAAAGCGTCTCGCTGAGCACATTCGTCGGACTAGTAACATTAGTGTTACTTCCCGGACCCCACAGAATACCTTCAGCCCAGAATCCAAATCTGACAGGGATAAGCAAATTGAATATATCTGGAAGAATAGTTGATATATATTCAATAACAATTAAAATTTAACAAAATGGCTGGTATTCCTACGTCGAATATACTCCAACCGGGTAATATAAGTCTCTCCGGCGGTATAACTAGACAACTCGTGTCGGACCTACAACTCCTGACACCTCAGTATTACAAGAACTATGTTGAAAAATATGGTTCTGAAGATTTCACTTGGTGGCTCGCTACCTATGCTGGTATGGAAGAAGTTAAAAACCGTGACTTCTTTTGGTTTGAAAACCGTGGTAAACTTATCACTGGTATTCAGGCTGCTGCCAACGTATCTGGCGCTACAGCAGGTGCTACTATCACCGTAACTTTGGCTGCTGCTTATCACTACAACAGTGGTACTCAAGCTCCTTTGCGTCCGGGTGAAACTGTTCGTGTAGCCTCTACCAACGTAGAAGGTCAAATTTTGGCCATCACTGGTACTACAGCGAACGCCTTCACTTTCACAGTTCGTCCTAAAATCTCTACTCAGTCTTTGGCATCTGCTGGTGCAAGTAATCAGCTTCTTGCTACTGATGTATTGATTTTTGGTGGTATCATGGATGCTGGTGAAGCTTCTACTTCTAATCAACCAATGATTCAGTTGGATGAGAAGTATACTAACACCATCACTGAAATGCGTGAAACTTTCACAGCAACTGACCTCGCTGAGATGACCGAAGTGTATTACACTGGCGGTTTCTCTGGTGATGTTCCTGCTGGTGGTGCTCAAGCTGGTACTTCCCTCTTCACACTGAAAGGGCTGGTAAAATCTAACGTACGTTTCAAAGACGACGTTGAGATGAAGCTGATGCGCGGTAATATCGTAAATAACAGTGGTCTGTCTACTTCAACTTCAGTAGGTTCTGAGGGTATCATCCCTAAAGTACTGGCTGATGGTGAAACAGTAGGTTATACTGCTGGTAACCTCGATATCGCAAAAATCCACGAAATCACCCGTATCATGGATGTGAACGGTTGTACTAGTGAGAATATGTGGCTGCAAGACATCTATCAGAACCAAAACTTCTCTGATGGTCTGTTTGCTGCATACCCTGCTGGTGCTTGGGTTTGGGGAAGTAACGAAAAATCTGAAGAGGCTGCAATCAGCTATGGTTGCAAATCTATCGCTATCGATGGATACCACTTCAAGGTTAAGAAGTATCGTCCTTTCAACTCTGAGTATCTGACTGGTGTTACTCCTACGAATGACTTCTTCCGTAACTTCGGTATGATTTGCCCTCAGGGTGAAACTCGCGATGCCAAGGATGCAAGCAAAACGTACAAGAACATCTCCATCATGTACCAGCAACCTCCCAAAGGTGGTACTATCGGAAACGGTATTCGTGTATGGCAATGGGGTGGTGGTTCTCAGAATCCCACAACCGGAACCATGAACGATAACGTGGAAATGATTACTTATCGTGGAAGCCGCGTTGTTGCTGCTAACCAGTTTGTAATCGTACAAGCTTCCTAATATTTAGGAACAAACTAGGGGGCGGTGAAATATCCGCCCCCATTTTTAAATCACACCGCCCATACAAATTGGGGGCATTAGTCCTTAAATGGTATAAAAACAAGTAAAATGGCAAAATTGTCAGATGTTCAGTTTTCACTGAGCGGGGAGCCCCAAAATGGTGGGCCATCGGAAGGAGAGAAAATAGTTATCAATGAAATTCGGGAAGTCACGCCTACTGGTGTGAAATTTCACATTTTTAAGCTTGTATCTAATACAAGAAAAGGTGGAGTACATGTTCCGGGAATTGATGACGTAATCAATCCTAAAACAGGAAAGATGGAACGGATTCGTTTGCTTACTGGTGTTGACACTATTTGGCTTAAAGAGCAAAAAGATGTCACTGCTGATTATGCAAAAATGAATCAAAGAAATTTGAGCTTTGTTCGTGGTACTAAGATTTTACGAATTCCAGACTACGACAATACAGCTCTTGAATTTGCTCGGTTGACTCGACACAATATCGGAAGCCCTGCAAATAAAACAGGAAGTCATTTTGAATTCTATGAGTACAATCCAGAACGCGAACAACAAGAGTTGCTGCGTAAGGAGGAACTTGAGATAAAAATGGCTATCTTAGCACAAGGAATGCAAGCGGAAAAAATGAAAAAACATGCTGCATTCTTGGGAATCCGACTCATTGATGACCTCGGGTTGCCAAAATCGGAAGAAGGTTTGCGTAGAGAATATATGATTTACGCAAAACGGAATCCAGATTATTTTGGGAAAACGGTAGAATCTAAAGAAGTAGAGTTAGCATGGTTAGTGAAACGAGCTATTTTGGATTCTAAGCTTGAGATTGGACGGGAAGCTGGTAAGGTTTATTGGGCAAATGGCGGCGGTTTTATCGCAGCAATTCCCCGAAATGAAAACGTAGAAAGCTACCTAGTTAATCTCGCTCTTACAAATACCGAAGAAGGGCGTGAATTTAAAGATAGATTAACGAAAGTAACATCGTGATGTAATATGTCGAATAAGTACATATACGTATATCAAACCGTTTGCGAACCTAACGGGAAAACATATATCGGAGTACATTCGACAAATAACATTGATGACGGATATATAGGATGTGGCGTTTATAATCAAAAAGACGCTAAACGTCAGATGTTATTTCACAAAGCTGTAAATAAGAAAGGATATACCTCTTTCCGGAGGTATATCCTTTCTTTTTATGACACCTATGAGGAGGCTTTAGAAGAGGAGAAATATATTGTTAATGAGGAATGGGTAAAAAATAAATTAAATTACAACACCGCTTTAGGGGGTAGAGGAAACACAACAAAATGGATGGATGATGAGCGGAAAGCAAAATGGAAAGAAAACATAAGAACGAAGGTGCTAGAATGGATGGGAAATGGAGGTCTTGAGATTTTACAACAAAAAACCAAAACTCAAAAAAAGTCAAGAAAATTTGGGGTAAATAATTCTCAATATGGGAAACCATCTCATTTAAGAAGAAAAGTAATAAAATATGATTTAAACAATAATTATATTGAAACATACGATTCATTACATGACGCTGCTGATAGTGTAAATACTACCCCGGGGAATATAGTTTCTTGTTGTAAAGGCGATTATAAGGTATGCAAAAATCATATTTTTAGGTATGAAAAATATAGTGATGACGAATTAAAGGATTTGCAAAAAAAATTAGAAAGGTTTTACTTGCCTAAGTCTTATTGTAGGCCCATTGATTGTTACGAAATAAATGGTAAATTTGTAGGGAGATTTATATCTATAAGAGATGCTGCAAAAAAATTAAAAATTACTACAGCATATATAAGTAGAAATTTATCTGGTAAAGTAAAAAATTGTAAAGGATATTATTTTAAATACACTAAGTAATGGCGTACAATATTGACGATGTATATAATATAGTCCTTTACGCGACAGGGAAGAATCTACAAAGTGGTTATGTCTCACCTGAAGAATTTAATCTCGTTATCAATCAAGCTGGCCGTAGCTATGCTTCCTACTTGTTAGGGAACTTTCAACAATATCAACCGGGAAGACCCCAAGCTAGGGTTGAATTTGGGCAGAACACGGTAGTTCGTCAGCGCTTGACTCCAATTATTTATGGATATAATTTAAGTGTTGACCCTTCCGGGTTCTCCCCATACCCCGGTGATTATTTACAACAAGACGCTATGTGGAGCTTCTATGGATATAATAGAATCCGGGAAGTGCAGCAACAATATTTTTATTCTATTTACAACTCTGTTATTGACCCAGTTGGTGGTTGGCCAGTATATATGCTTGAGTATGATGGATTTCGGTTCTTCCCAAATAATATAAACAGAGCTAAATTATCATACGTTAGAAACCCTCCAGATATGATTTGGGGTTATACATTGAACGGGAACGGAATCCCCGTCTACAATCCTGCTTCTAGCACACAACCAGTGTGGGATGACGCTTCAATCCTTGAAATTATTGTGCGAGCTCTTCGTATAATTGGAGTAAATTTGCAATATAACGAAGTGAGCGCATACGCTAACGAAATAAAACAAGTTGGTCAATAATGGCAAGCCTTATTCAAGCTACAGTATATCAGATTGATGGCAGTCCTTTAGATTCGCCAATACAAATTTCTTTTCTTACTAGTGATATAATGATTAAGGAGGCGGTTATTGGCAACATTGCCGAAGTTAATGCCGCTATTTCTTATTACCCAAATACAAATAATAAGCTTCAGGATAAGGTATTTTATGTTTCTGAAACATTGTCTGATTTGTTAACAGCAGCTAATGTTTGGGACGTAACCCAAGTACAAGCTACTGTTCTTGAAATTAATGAAGACCCACAAATTCCCGGCGGCGTACAATATACATTTCCCGTGCATAATATTGCCATTTGGGAGGTAACGCCAGAATCAGATGGAGTAAATTCATTTATACAATACAAAAATAAAACATATTCCGTGGCAGAGACTATATCTAATTTAATGGATGCTTCTAATTCTGGTTCAACGCCAGTTGAGGTTACTTTGCCTCCAGTTTCATCAGATGCTTTTGGTCGGTTAAGAGTTTCTAATCCATTTACATTATTTGATTCTAGCCACAGGTATGATGATAATGATTTATGGTCTTCATTAAATTCTACTGGCGCGGCAGAGGTATTTAATGCAAATCAAGGGCTTGTAGATTTGAATGTTACCGCAGCATCTGGTTCTTCTATTGTAAGAGAAACAATAAAAGTTTTTTCTTACCAGCCCGGAAAGTCGCTTCTTGTAATGAACACGTTTGTAATGAATGCTCCAAAAACGGGACTTACACAGCGTGTTGGATATTATGGGGCCAGTAATGGTTTTTATTTAGAACAAGCAGGTAGTGCTGTATCTTTTGTAGAAAGAAGCATTGTGACGGGTTCTTTGGTAAATACATCTGTTTTACAAGCTGATTGGAATGGAGACAAGCTGGACGGAACAGGTGCTTCTGGGTATACTCTTGATTTGACAAAAGCCCAGATTTATTGGATGGATGTTGAGTGGCTTGGCGTTGGGTCTGTTCGTATGGGATTTGTGATTAATGGTCAGTTTATTATCTGTCATACATTTAACCACGCAAATCTTATCACTAGTACATACATTACAAGCGCATCATTGCCGCTTCGTTATGAAATATTTAATACCGCTGCAACATCTGGGGCTAGTACTTTAAAGCAAATTTGTTCTACTGTTATATCTGAAGGTGGGTATGAACTTAAGGGAATTCAGCAAGCAGTAGCAACAACAATTACAGCTCCTAAGACCTTTGCTGTAGCTGGTACATATTATCCTATGGCGGCCATAAGACTTAAGTCTACAAGACTTGATGCTATCGTAATTGCAACAGCTATTTCTATTTTAGGTACAGGTAACGGTAAAAATTATCAATGGCGAGTATTGAATGGTGCTACAGTCGTAGGAGGAAGTTGGTTGCCAGCTAGTTCTGAATCTTCTGTTGAATATAATCTTACGGGAAGTAGTGCTACGGGAGGAAGAATTTTGGCTAGTGGATTTATTAATTCATCAAACCAAGGTTCTCCATCAATTAATATTTTAAAAGAAGCTTTGTTTGCTAATCAGTTGGAAAGGAATGGTTTAACAGGTGTAGTTTATGAGTTTGTTATTGAAATGGCTGTAGGCACAACATCTGGTGGTGAAGGCGCGTTTGTTTCTTTAGACTGGGAAGAAATTAGTAGATAAGATAACAAAACAATATTTTTGTATTAGATAATATATATTAAAATGGCTAACTTAATACAAGCTTCGGTATATCAGATTGATGGAGCACCACTTCCCCAAGCAATTACATTAGATTTCCAAACATCTAATTTGGTTATTCGGGAAGCTTCAATTGTAGGAACATCTGCGGTAAACTCAGCTATCCTATATTATAATCTGCCCAATAACCAATTGAGTGTACAAACTTTTTATGTTGGGGAATCAATTGCAGAATTGGTAGGAGCAGCAAATGTTGGTTCTACTACACAATTGCAAGCCACCGTACTTGAAATAAATAAAGACCCACAGATTCCCGGCGGTGTACAATACAGCTTCCCGGCTAACGAAATCGTAATCGGAGAGAACATCGACTATGCACTTCCCGACGTAAAAAGCTATATTCAATTTAAGGGTGTACGATATTCTGTATCTGAAGAGCAAGCTGACCTTCTGGTATCGGGAAATGGAGCCTCTGCATATAAAGTGTATACAGCTTTATTGACACAGAGTGGAGAAGATGACCCTCTCACCTTATCTAGTGGGGCAGTTACAAAAGGTGTAACATATCAAATAATAGGAAATTCTGATGGAGATTTTTCTAATGTTGGTGCTCCAAATAATAATGAAAATACTTGGTTTATTGCTACTAATGATGAAATTCCTAATAGTTATGGAACAGATTGTAATTTGTATTATAACACAGGAGCTCCCGTAGTAACAGTGTTAGAGAATACTATTGGGAATATTTGGTTTACGTATTATAATGCTGGTATTTACATAATTAATTCTAATAATTTATTTACTATTAATAAAACTTGGACATATCCAAATAACACTCAATCTATACCTACAGATGGTGGTAGTTTTATTAGCTTATATATTGACAATTCAAATACATTGACGTTGGAAACTTCTAATAATGATATTATTTCTTATGCGAATAATCCATTAAGAATCGAAATTCGTGTATACAATTAATATAAAATGACAAGAGCAGAGTTCATAGAGCGCACCCTTCGCCAGATTTATGGCGGTTATGTATCGGAGGATTCTTCGATTACACCCATGCTTGTAAATTCATGGTTGAATGATGCTATTGCTCTTGCTGCAAAGACAAACTATACTGACAACCTTAAGTTGGATGGTATTGGTTATGTAAATAATTCTTTTTATACGACATTTAAGGGAATTGCTCCCACATTAGACGAAATAAATCTTTGGAAATTGCAGCTTCCTCAGATTCCTGTTGGAATTGGAGCCAATGAGGGAATTAATACCATTGTGTTTAAGGACGGAAACGGAACAATTAGTTTCCCATTAATTCCCCTGACTGCAAACCAAAAGACATATTTCCGCTCTATGCGTCCTATCCCAAATAAGACGCTTTATTATAATGAGGGGGAATTCGTGTATGTCGTTACTTCCCTAGCATTAAACAACTACACTGCAAGCGTTACAATGGTCAGCGGAGGAGATTCATCAAACCTGAACAGCACCCTAAACGTGCCTTCAGATTATTGGCCAGCTATGGTTGCATATGTGCAGCAGCAGTTGATGCTGATGAAAACGACTACTAAGGATTTGGCCTCGGACGGGCAAGATTTAGCTATAAACTAATGGCATACGTTTACAGACATATAAGGCTTGATAAAAACCAGCCATTTTATATTGGTATTTCTAAAAATGATAATTACGGTAATTGCAAAAGGGCTAAATCTTGTACTGGGAGGAATTTTATTTGGAAAAGAATAGTTGATAAAACTGATTATGAGGTTGAGGTAATTATGGATGGATTAACTTGGGAAGAAGCTAAACAAAAAGAAATAGAATTTATTAAACTTTACGGTAGGTTAAATAGCGGGACTGGTATTTTGTCGAATATGACTGACGGAGGAGAAGGCGGTCTTGGGGTTGTTGTTAGCGAAATTACTAGAAAGAAGTTAAGCGAAAATTCTAAAAAAAAGGGGATTAGCAAGGAAACTAGGGAAAAGATGGCTTCCAAACTTAGGGGTCGCCCATTACCTGATTGGCAAAAAGAATTGCTTAGAAAAGCGGCAATAGGCAAAGATGTATATTGGTCTAAAAAAAAAGTTGACCAATATGATTTAAATGGGGAATTTGTACAAACATTTAATAGTATTAATGATGCCGCAAGATGTTTGAATCTTCAACAAGCCAATATAGGTAAGGTATTAAAAAAGAAAAGAAGTCATACCGGGGGCTATATTTTTGTTTATAGTGGGAAACCTTTTAGCTTAGGTGAATTAACATTTCGCAGAAAAAATGTAAGGAAAAAGGTTGTAAATTTGGCCACTGGCGAAGTATATGATACCATGTCTGAAGCTGCTAAAAAAAATGGTATAAAATATGATTTTTTTAAACGTATGATGAAAAAGAAGAATGGCGAATTTGAATATTTATCTGTAAATTAAAATTTAATAATATGTTTGCTTGGGGAATTATCGTTGGTGTAGTTGTTACTCTTATTTTCGGGGAAGTCGGAAAGGCTGCCCTGACTTGGGTAAAACAAAAATTTTTTAAATGAAACCAATACGTTCAAACGTCCTTGTAAAACCATTTCCCCCATCAGAGATTTCTGAAGGTGGAATTTTCGTACCTTTATCGGTAAGAAAGGAAAACAATCGGGTTACAATTATCTCTGTGGGAAATGGGACTAAAGACCGTCCCATGCAGTTTAAGCCCGGTCAGGTTGCTTTTCGTGTGAAGGACTGGGGAACTCCAGTCGAAATAGAGGGGGAAATGCATTATTTAATGGATGACTCTGCAATTTTGGCAACTGAATAATATTTAACAAATGCCTCTACAGAATAGACAGTGGGTTTCGTTAGATGATGCGATAACGTCATATTTAGACGAATCGGAACAGTCTAATTCAAAGTATTTTAAGCTTTGGAATTTGGCCTTTCGAGCAATGACGGAATTAGGATTGGACTTCTTCTATTCTGTTAAATCGGTAAAGCTGCCTGTAAATCCAAACCTTACAGTAACACTTCCCGAAGATTATCTTAATTATACAAAGGTGGGAGTTCTTGACAACCAAGGACAAATAATTCCCCTAGACGTAAATAATAACCTCACAGTAGCCTTTGACCTACAACCTACTCGTCTATCCCAAGTAGTAGACCCAACTATTATGACGGCCTATAGCCCTCAGGGAATCGTTTGGTGGAACTACTGGAATGGATACGGCCTGAGCAACCTCTACGGTTTGCCCTCAGGTTCCCCATTCGTAGGACAATTTAAGATTGACGCGGGAAATGGTGTAATCGTCCTTGATATCAACTTCAACTTCGAATATATCATGCTCGAGTATGTTGCATCTCCTATGGCCGGAGGGGAATACTTCGTTCCCATCCAGTTTAAGGAGGCTTTAATCGCTTACTTGCGCTGGAAGGATATCATTTCCCTCCCTACATCAAGAAAAGGCTCCCTAGGTGACAAACGTGACCGTAGGGCTGAATATTACAATGAACGCCGTTTGGCTATTGCCCGTTACGATGCAGTTAATCTGACTGACTTGTACGAATGGAATCTCAAGGCGCAGCGAATGACTGTAAAAGGTTAATATATGGCACTTTCCGCAATACTTGGTCCGGGTTTGGTTTCGATATATGGTGCGGGAAGTAATACCAGTACTTTGACTGGGACTATTGTGCCCAATAATACTTTCTTTTTTGGTGTAGTTGACCAGACTTGGAACGGGATACCGGGAAATGTTTCTGTAGGACAATCTGTTCTTTTCCAAGAAAGCGATGTTTTTGCCAGACTAGTATATAGTGACCAAACATATACTTTAATTCAAGAAGATAAAGTAATTTTGATAGAAGTTACCCCGCCATGATAGAAACTAAAAGATTTTCTGGAGTTTTAAATACGGATGATAAACCGGAAAACGTCGCTGGCCCACAGCACATCGACGCAAAGAATGTTCGTTTCTATGGTGGACCTAATGGATTGACTGCCGAAAATATTAAGGGTAATTACTTAATTAATAATGCTAATTTACCAGCGGGAAGTAATGAGTGTATAGGTTCTTTTTTTGATTCAGTTAAACAAAGAATAATTTGGTTTAACTGGAACAGCAACGGGGATAATGGTATTTATTCTTTGGATTTAGCTACAGATGTTGTTTCAAAGATTTTTCTTTGCGGCACTGATTCTGCTACTGATATACTCAACTTTTCCCCTGATTATCCTGTACATTCTTGTAACGTAGTTTATAGAACCATTGGAGACGGAGACCTTTTGTATTGGACTGATGGTTATAATAGACCAAGGTATTTGAATATAAGCGGGAGTTTTGTAGGTACTTATGCTCCATTTACAGAGGAAATGATTAATGCTGCAAAAAGTGCACCATTAAGCGAATTGTCTGTATCATATGGAAGTGATACGAATATTACTGTAAATAATATATTTAATAGGTTTTTTAGATTTGCTTACAGATTTGTTTACGCTAATTTAGAAAAGTCTACATTATCCCCAACATCAACTTTGGAATTGCCGCCGGGTGGATTTGGTTATAATTTTAACAATTTTATAAATATATCAGGGGTAGCACAACTTAGTGATGGTAGTTTAGGCGATATAGTTGCTGTAGAAATATTAGGTCAACAATCTTTAGGCAATACCTTTGGGGATTATTTTTTTATAGCTAAAATAAATAGTAGTGATTTTGGTTCAGGGAATTCATTCACTTATCGTTTTTTAAATGATTCTTCTTATTCTCCTATTTCATTAGAGGAAAGCGATTTGCCATTTAGTTATTTGCCAAATAAAGCAAATACTCTTGAATTATTAAATGGTAATGTTTTAATTTATGGAGGGATTACTGATGGTTATAATAACATCCCTCAAAATGATTTAGATGTTTTAATATATTCTGGGTTATCTTATGGTGTTAATACGCCAGCTGTATCTGCAAATAAAATATCTAATACTAGTGCTGAAGTAATTGTAGGTGGGAATTGGACGATTGACCCAATGTTGTCTACTGGTGATGCCGAAGTTTCTATAAGATTAAATTGGTTTAATGGAGTATCCCCGCAAACAACTATATTTAACATTGTAGTTCCAAATGTAAACGTGGACCTTTTTGATGTTACAAATTACATTTGGTCTCAGCTTAACTCTGTTTTATCTGCAAATTTCACTGTTACCCAGAATGGTTCGTCTACTTCTGGAGATAATTCAAATACTATAAGTATTACTTGCGTTTCCCCAATTGTAATAAATAGTATTTTAGTTACATATGTAGGATATCAAAATGGTTTTTCTGGTACAGGATTAACGAGTTTGCCAACTCAAAAGTCTATCCCTTGGTCATCTCAATATAGATGGGGTATAATATATTTTGATGAAGTTGGAAAAACGAATGGGGTTATTTCTTATTCTGGTTCACAATCTCCGGCAAACAACTTTAATTATGTATCTAGAGATTTTTTAGATGAAGAATCTCCATCAACCCCGGGAGTTTCTACTGGTGTTCTGATACCCAATATGATGGCTAGTATTAATCATACTCCACCATCATGGGCTAAAAAATTTCAATGGGTACGAACTAAAAACAGGTCAATTACTAATTATATTCAATTAGTAACTAATGACTTCCAAAATCCGGGTGATGGCTATTTGTATTTTGGAATTCAAAACTTATTGTACACACAAACTCAAAATACTGGGTTCATACCTAATTATGAGTTTACTGAAGGAGATAGAATAAAGGTGATGGCTAAATACTTCCCCGGTGGAGCTGAAGTTGGAAGGTATAAACAGCCTTATGCAATTCAATATGATTTTACTATAGAAGGAATAGAAGAAAGAACAATGAATGCCCCTAACACTTCAACTAGTGGAAGAGGTTCTTATGTAAAAGTTAAAAATATTTTTGGTCTATCTTACACTGATAGATATCAATTTATTCAATTATACACTCCTGTTCTTAGGACTGGTGATAATTTAGATTTTTATTACGAATTTGGTGAATCATTTGACATATTTGAAGTTTCTGGTCAAAAGTATCACGCAGGGAATTTAACTGACCAAGATTCAACTCAACCAGCTACATTTATATTTTTTGATGGTGGTAGCTACTATCGTAACAGACTTGTATATAGAAATGCTGGTGTTACTACTCCTTTGGTTGAAACATCTGTAATGAGTGAGAGTTATAATGATTATTTCCAAAGCGGGGTTAACTCTGATTCTAGAACGTGGGCAGTTGATGCCAATGCAAGAGAAGAATATAATTCAGTATTAGTTCGTTGGGGTGGGAAATATCAAAGTGGTACTAATATAAATAACTTAAATATTTTTAGGCCAAATGATTTTGATGAGGTAGATAGGTCTAAGGGCGACATCCAAAGATTTAAATCAAGAGATAGGATTTTGCGCGTATTCCAAGACCGGGGAACTGGTCAGTATGGAGTATATATGCGCTTTATATCAAATAACCAAGGTCAACAAGAATTGGTTACTACGAATGAGATTATCACAACAAACAATATCCAATACTATCAAGGCGTTTATGGATTATCAGGATATCCAACAAACTTGGTTAGCACTCAAAATTCTGACTATTTTGTAGATGTAGTAACTGGACGTGCTATTAGGCTTGGGGGAAATGGTCTTACAGACTTGGGTCTTGCGTATAAAGGGCAATTCTATCTTAGCCAATTAGTACTTCCATACAATAAAGACATAGTAAGGTCTGGAGGATTTAAGTCTAAGGTGATGGGCTTTTTCGATTATTTCGATAATCAGTATAATGTATTACTTCAGGGAAGTGTTAGCGACTTTGTAATTAATTCACAGGCTTCAGGGCAAGTAGGTACTTATGAATTATCACTAGCGGGAAATCCCAAAACCGGAGATGTGATATCATTACAATTGACTGATAGTTTATCTACTACACAAACATATTCGTATACTGCTGTTATAGGTGATACTGCAATAGATATGCTAAATGGTTTGTTGGCGGATATAAATGGTGGAGTTGATTTCGTTGCTACATTTATTAGCGCTTCCCCATATTCAAACATAGAAGTAGTATCTGCATATCCATTGATAACGGTTGAGGGAATTGCTAGCATAACCTATAACACCTCTGGAGACATAAACCCGCATAACTTTAGTTTTAACGAAACAAGAAACGGGTTCTGCTCTTTCTATGACTTCAACCCAGAATGGGCCACAGGAGCTAATGACATGGTTTATACTTGGGAAAATGGGCTTCTCTGGAAACATGATAGCAATACTTATTGCAATTTCTACGGAGACCAGTATTCGGCCTACTTGACCGCCGTTTTCAACAATAATTTGTTGCTTAAAAAGTCTTGGCATAGCATAAACGAGATTGCAAGCGGTACATGGGCGGTTCCCCTAATGTATACCAATACCAAATCCTACGGGAACCAAAGACAAGAATCTAGCCTTGTAGACGCAGAATTTACTATTTTGGAAGGGAATCCGTCATCTGCCGTCAAAAGGGATGCCAATTCCCAAGGCGGAAAAATAAACGGAGATTTCATAAAAGGCAACTATTTAGTTGCTAAATTTGAGAAACAAAATGCTTCAAATTATATAACTTTGTCAGAGGTTTCTATCCGAACCACGGATAGCCCATTGACAGCAAAATAAATATATTATGCCTCCAATACCACCACAAGCACTTAAGTCATTAATGGGTAGTGGCGCAGGAATAGCTAGTGGCCTTCAAGCGGGAGTAGGACTTGGCCAAATGATTGGCGGTCTTATTGGTCAAGCAAAAGGTCGTAAAGAACTTAAAGGGCTGATGGCAAATGCTCCAAAGTATGGGGAAGACACGGGCATTATGGGCTATTACAATCAAGCTCTTCAACGTGCTGGCGTTTCCCCTGCTCAATCTTCAATGTATAAGCGCCAAATGCAAAATATTGGACGAAGTGCAGCACAAGGATTGCAGGCTGCTCAAGACCGTCGCGGAGGATTGGCTGCTGCTTCATCTATATCTCGTGGTATGAGTGATGCTGCTCTTGCTGCTGAAGGGGCTGCTGAAGCTCAACAGGAGCGTAGGTTTGGTTTATTGGGAAGTGCTGCTCAAATGGCTGCTGGAGAACGTCGTCGTGCATTTGATATTAATGTTATGCAGCCTTGGGAAATGAAAAGGCAAATGGCCGCTCAGCGTGCTGCCGGAGGTGCTCAAACAGCTAATATGGGTATTTCAAACATTTTTAGAGCTGGTAGCACTCTTGCGCAAGCTGATATGTATAGAAATATGAATAGAGGCGGTTCTGGTGGTTCAGATAACCTATAAGAGTAATAAAATTTATAATGGCTACTCCAATTCCCAACATATATACTTTTGGCCAAGTCCAGCTAGATACACAACCATTAGCTCAATTACAAGGTAAACTTCTTGCCCAACAAGAAGCAAAGCAAGAAGCTTTGAATAAATATTTCCAAAAGCAAATGGGTGATTTGTCAAGAGAGGGAATTGCTGAAAATGATGTAGCTGACTGGAACGCTGAATTAGATGGGTTAAAAAATTTTTGGAAAAGTAATTCTAATGAAATAAAAAAAGGCGGGGAAGCTAAGTTAGGGTTTGATAAAAGATTGCAAGAAATAAAAGACCTTACATATCAATCTAAAGAAAAAAAGAAGGAAAATAGTGAACTTCTTAAAATGGCTACCATTCAGGGTAAGCAATTTACAGATACTGATATGAAAGTCATTGATGGGATAGGTAAGCCAATAAGAAGTAAAGAAAGAATAAACCCAGCTACTGGTAAGACTTGGAGTTATTTAGACCTGTCAACTCAAGTTCCTCCATTCGATGCAAGCAAAAGAGGTGCTTGGTTTGGTAACATATCTTCTGGTATAGACCCTGAGGTTGCTAAAGCAGTACCAAAATCTAGGAGAACTCTACCCGGAGGAGACATACAAGAGGATATTGAATATTCTTATGGGGACAAACAACTCCAATTTATGGAGAAAAAGGCTGTGTCATTTCTTCCCGCTGATAGGGCAGCTACTACTGACTATGAAAGATTACTAACAAATCCAACTGACCCAAGATTTGTAGAATTGAAAAAAGCTTGGGATGCGGCTCCTTGGCATAAGGGGGACCCAATGGATACTAAAGAAGATTTGGCTGCTGCTGATGTTTTGCGAGAATATTATTTGAGACCACCTGTAAGAAAGCCAAAAACGTATCAGATACCTCAAAAATCTGGTGGTGCTGGTGGAACTGTTGATGCTGATATTCGCCCTTTTTTGATATTCCCTAAGTATAGCTCAGAAATAGTAAATCTTCCCGACAAAAGAAAAGCCATCCCAGCTGCTAGGATATCTTATACTGATTTAACTAAAATTAAAGCCACTCCAGAGTTTGTAAATGGAGAAGATTACTATATTGTGGAGTCTGATGGTGTATGGAGGGGAGAAGGAGGTCAAAGAATTGTAGACGAAGACTTGGCTGTGCAAGCTGCACCTTCAGATATTAGAGAATCATATTTGAAAAGAAAAACGTCTGGTGGGAAATCAAGTCAAACTAAAAAAACAACTACTCCTGCTGGAACTAAAAAGAAAACTGGGGCTAGTGGATTAAATTAATACTAATGGCTGAAAATATATATACAGGACAAAACGAAGACCCGAAATATCGTAAAAAAGTATATGATATTTTATCTTCAAATTTTGAAGACTTCAAATTGTCTGAATCTGATTTTTACAAAAAGTTGGATTCAGATACTGGGTATGCTCCTAAAGTATATAAAGTATTAAAAGACAATTTTGCTGATTTTGAGAAGCCAGAAAAAGATTTTATGTCTTTAGTCGGCCCGTCTAAAAAAAAAGACCTTTTTGGAAAAATTACTACTTCCGTTGGCCAATTGCAAAAAGAAGCTGGTGAAGCTCTTGGTGGGGTAAAGAAAGGATTGGAAACAGTAGCATCAGCTGCTGCTCAGTATGAAACAAAAGTCCCAAGAACATCTGGACCTGTTGAGGAAAAAGTAAAGGTAGAAGTAGAGGAGAAGCTTGACCCTAATGATTTGGTGGGAAGTTTCAAGAAGCGTTTAGCCCCTTTGGCTGCGCCTTCAATTCCCGGAGCAGATGCTACATACGTTCGTCCAAATATGGACGCAATATTCAGTGAGCAAGAAAGAAAGCGACCTGAAGTAGCTAAAAAGCTGGAGCAAGAAAAGAATTATAAGGATTTAAAGAATGCATTCTTAACAGACGAGAATTTGTCCGTAACTCAGTTGATGAAAGCAACTGGTTTGAGTGCTGAGGCAATTAAAGGTGCTAGTCGGGAAGATATCATGAAGATGGCTAGACCCGGTAATGAGACGGATAAATTAGCTGCTGAATCTGTTGCTGAGGCTCAAGACATCAATGCTGCCTTCTCGCAATCAAGAAACCTAGAGGAAGCTGCAATACGTTTGGCTGCTTCTAAAGACCCGCAAATTGCTCGTCAGTTAGAAATAACATCTAGAAAGGCTCCTGCCAAGAATTTGCAAGAAATTGTTTCTGGAACTAAAGATATTATGGCTGACCCAAAGACTATGTTTGGGGAAGTGACAATAGGGCGTTTTATTTACCAATTGGCAACAAATCCAATTGCTGTACAGCAGATTGAAAAGAATCCAAATCTAAAAAAGCAGTTTAAGGAAACGCTTCCCCTTCTCATAAACAAATACCCTGACTTCGGTAAATCCTACTTGGGAAATGTTATCTCCCAAAAGATGGAAGATATGGGTATGAATAATGCCCTATTGAACATTGTAACAAAAGAAGAGACTGATAAGGTTGTAGAACAATTATCTAATGAAGGGAAGATGAGCCCCGCAGAAGTTCAGTTCTACAAAGACAATATGCGCGAAGGCGGTATTCGGAACTTCGCAAAAACAATCGTTGGAGAACAGCTTTACAAGACACCGGGCTTACTAGAGCGAACAGCCGAAAGTGCAGTTGCTGGGGTAAAGGCATTGGGAAGTGGAGCCGGAGAACTTACGGGTATAAGACAAGGATTAGTTGGCGAACGGGATATGGTTGCGACAGATATTGCAGTTAAAGATGCAGCCGTAAACATACGTCCTAGCACAACTATCAATGAAATGACAGCGTATGGGGGAGATTTTTTAGGTCATATGTTATCCCCCGGACTTTTGGGAAAAGGTCTTACTGCGGCCAAGGTGTTTAGAAATCCAGACAACGCAATTAAGGCTTTGTTTGGTTTGCAAGCTTTTGGGAACTATATGCCTCAAGCCCGTGCTATGTTCCCCGGGGAAAATCTGAAGCAAAGAGCATACGCTGGTATATTGTCTGGTTTTGAAATTGCCACAGAAAATATATTTAGAGATAGGAAAGTTATTGATGGTTTGGTAGGTAAAGTAAAGCCTCAAGTTGCTAAAGTTATTCGGCAGTTTACTGACAAAGAAATTTCTGGTGCTGCTGCTCGAGAAACGGTTGAGGGAGCTATTAGAGGTGCTATAAAATCAATCCCCCAGTATACCAAATATTTCGCAAAGGGTGTAGGTGAAAACACATTTGAAGAAACAGTAACACAATTAGGCCAACAGCTTACTGATGGGGTATTCACTGGCAAGAAATTTAGTGATTGGTTAAATGGGGAAGAGCTGTTTGAAACAGCCCGTATATCTGCTTTAGGAAGTACATTTATTGCAGGTCTATCAGCTCGCGCTGATATGATTGCTTCAAAAGGTATTACTGCCAAGATGGTTTACGATATGGCAGAAAAGCCTGATTACTGGATTGCTAAGATTAAGGAAGGGGCTACTCTTGACCCGGATTTGGCTGCGGATGCTGATGATAAGATTGCGAACCTTGAGTATGCATCTAAAGTTCGTCAGGATTTGGAGTCAACTAATCTTTCTGAAAAGCAGAAGATTAAATATCTTATTAATGCTTTAGAAGCAAATGTAAAATCCAAGTCTTCCCAAGGCATAACAGACCCAGTACTTAAAAAGAAAGCAGAACAACAAGCTAAAGAAGTAGAAAAACAACAAGAGGCTATATTAAATGGTGATGACCAAGGGGAAATTGAGGGAGACCTATCTGATGAAGTAGTTGAACCTGCTGGGGAAGTTCCACAGCAAACATTATTTGAGCAAATATCTAAAAGAATTGAGGAAATAGATGCTGAAGAAAAAGGTGCTGCCGGGGAAGTCGCACCAGAAGTTCCCCAAACAGTAGAACAACTAAGAGCAGCAGAACAAGCAGAATATGCTGCTATGGCTGACCCTAACGACGAAGTAAAAAGACAAGAAATTTACGATAGATACGATAAGCTGATTACTCCGTTATTGGAGAAAGAAAAAGAAGTTTCGGAAGCGGCTCCAGTTCCCTCTATCATAGAAGTAAAATCTCCAAAAGAAGTAAAACAAGGAGATACTATAGTATGGAGAGGGGAAGACTTCATTGTAGAAGAAGTAAATCCAAAAGGTGGATTTAATTTGCGTAATGCAGCAGACCGTACAAATACTGTAAAAGACGCAAGAATCACAGATGAAGAGTTCCAAGGTAAGCGTGGGGAAGTAGCGGCTGTGCCTAAAGTTGAAAAGTTTGGAGTAGGATTTGCTCCTTTCCGTGAAAAGAATGTATTTACTGAAGAAGAAGATGTAGATATCAGAACTTCCCCAGACTATCAACTTCATCAAGAGAACGTACAGAAAGTAGCCCAAGGACTAGGAATCAAAATAAACAACAAACTAGATACTTGGGGAGGATATGTAGATAGTGAGACGGGAAATCCAGTCCAAGAAGTTTCCAATATTATGGAAATCGAAGCTACACCTGAGCAAGCTCGGGTAATGGCTGCTATCTTGGGTAAGGCTGCCCCCGAAATGCAGGACTCCGTATTGCTTGGTAACTACAATGAGAATGGCGCAGGATTCGAACATATTGTTAAAACTGGTTCTTTTGCCAATGCTAAAGAAGCAATTAAGCTTCTGAAAGACAATGAGTTGCAGTATTTTAGCGTTGACAAAAATAGCGGAGATGTCATTATTCTTGACCTTGAAGCAACAGATACACCAAAAATTATTAATTTAGTCAAACAATTAAATGAAAATGGAATCCCAGCAAAACACAAGTATGGCAAAGTCAACGCAGAATTCATCGGTAGCGGAGACTATGATGGAATTATTGAAGCAGAGCGGAGCAGAGTTGGAGCAGAAACAGGGTTCGATATTGATGCCTTTGTCCAAGAAGCAGCGGGAAAGTATGACGCAATCAAAGCAGCAAGAACCCAACCAGTAGTTACTGAAGTTCAAAAATCTATCGCCGACAAAATTCGTGGACTAAAGATTGATTTGTCTAAGCTAGGAGATGGTGGAGCTCAGTCCAACATAGCAGGACTTCCCGTAGCACTATACAACACCGTAGTAGAAGCAGTAGCTCTTGCTGTAGAGGCGGGAGTGGCTGTAAATAAAGCAATTAATGATGCTGTAAAACAATATAAGCTAGATAAGGCTAAAGATTTTGATAAAGATGTACTTGCAAGGGAAATATTGAAAGGCATTGAAATAACTGAACCTCAAGTAAATCCTGTATATTTTGAAAATCTGAAAAAATTTGCAAGTGAATCTTCATTTGACAATAAAATTCAATTTAAAAATTCAATACAGAGTTTATTTGCCAAATACCTTCCAGAACTAAAGGCTAAGTTTGGTAAAGATTTTGACCCGTCAAATTATGACGAAAGAGCAAGAAAATATTTGGTTGATTTGGTTACTAGGGAATCTTTGAATGCAATCAAAAAGCATCCGGAAGCAATTGGATGGTATGATGAGAAGACTCAGTCTGCATTAGATGTCATATCGGCTATTCATCCTGAAATCGCCATTGATGCTGAAGCTCGAGGTGCATTTATATTGCCTTTGGCTATTATGTCAAATGGAAACAAAGTAGACTTCAATTTTGAATTGGCTGAAAAGCAATATCAATTCTTTAAAGATAATGGAAGGTTTAATCCTGATGGGGAATTTGGCCTTCAGCAATCTGGCATTAAAAAATCTTTGATGCTTATCAATTCGTTACTTGATAACGGATTGACAATGTCAGGTATAAATAAATTCTTGACATCAAAGTATCGAGCTGGTGATTTGAAAATAAAGATTGATGGTAAGGTTAAGGATTTGGCTTCAGGTGAATTGGCTGATGAGCAAGTTTATGGAGCTGTTATTTTAGGTCCAAAGATTGGTAATGGGTTTTATATGAATTTGTGGGGTCAATTCGACCAATTGACCATGGACAGATGGTTTATGCGTACTTGGGGTCGGATGACAGGCACATTGATTGAGAAAGATGCTGCTGGTATCGCTGAAGGGAAGAAGAGACTTTCTAAGGCTCTTGATGAGATTAAGAAAGATTCTGAGGCATTGGCTATATTAAAATCATTATTGCCTAAAATATCTAGCTTATCAATTCAGGATTTAGCAAAATCTATTGAGAAAGTTTCGATGGATAAAAAGAAGAGAGCTGAACTTTCTTCAAATCCAAAAACTGACGAATTAAGGAAGGCTGCCAATTCCCTGTCTAAGAATCTTAGCGGAGAGAAGGAAGCTCCTTCTACTGGTAAAGAAAGAAGATTCATAAGGGAAGTGTTTACTGATGTAGTAAATGATTTAAAAAATAAATATGGTATAGAGATATCTATGGCCGACCTTCAGGCAGCTCTTTGGTATCCTGAAAAAATATTATATGAATCTTTCAAAGGCGGCGAAACATTTGAAGCTGCTGCTGAAGGGTATACATCTGATTCTGCACCTGATTATTTAAACGCGGCTAAAAAACTAGCCACAAAACTTGGAGTAAATGAAGAACAAATCAATCAAACCTTATCAAGAGGAAGAGAACGTGCTGAACGAATTGCAGGAGAAGGATATCCCGAAGGCGGGAGAGCAATTAGCGAATCTTATCAAGACATCCTTGGAAGAGTCAAAGAAGCAATTGGGGAAAAGCCAGCCACAGAAAAAGTAAGAGCAGCGGCTAAAACAGTTCGTTCTCTTAAGATTAAGCAAGAAGGTCTTCAAGCAAATATTGCGGGAATTCCCATCGCACTTTATAACGCAGCCTTGGAAACAATCGCTACAGCTTTGGAGGCTGGGGCTAGTTTAACAGATGCTATTCGGGAAGCTATAAGAAAGCACAAACTTAATAAGCAAAAAGATTTTGATTCTGATACATTCGTAAAACAATTAGAAAGCGTTACTGGTCAAACAGTAGAAAAAATAGGAGGTAAATATGCCATTCAAATCGAAGCAGCAGGTGAAGTTCCTGTACAGCCAAAAGCCGGAGTTAGCGAAGAAGTGGAGGGAGGAGTTCCCGGAGCAAAACCTAAAGCAGCTCCCGAAGAAGGTAAAGCTGAAGGTGAAGAAGAAAAAGTAAGGGTATCTGGTATTAAGAAGGGCTTGGTTTCCCAAGAAATATTATCAAGAGTAAATCTTAATACAGTTGGAGATAAGGAGCTTTTAGAGTCGGGAAGAGCTATCATTGAAAGTGGGGAAGTGAAGCCAAAGACTGTTGTCAATCGTGTTATTGATGGTGGTCAGGGTGTTCTTACCCCTGCTGAGGTAGTCGCTATGATTACTTATAAGGCTGATTTAGATACTAAACAAGAAGACCTTTCTAAAGAAATTGAAAGAAGAACAAAGGCTGGGGAAGACTTGGGTGACCTTTTGGTTGAATACAAGGACTTGCAGGTCGAAATAGACAATTACGACATTGCAGCTGTTATCACAGCTCAGCAACAGTCATTAGCATTCCGTCTTCGCAGATATCTTCTTGACAGAGAGTACAACATTACTGTACAAATTAATCGTTACAAGCAAACAAACGGCGGAACAATCCCTGAATCTGTACTCGCTAAGTTTAAGAAGCTTAATGAAACGATTAAGGATTTGCGTGAGAAGATTAAGGATGCTGAAGCTGTTAAGTATGAAGAAGATTCTAAGGCTGCTATGCAAAACATCATCGAAGATGTAGAGCGTGAAAATAAGGCTAACGGTCCTAAATTATATACAGAGCAAGAGCTCGAAGATAAAATTAGAGAAGGAGTTCAGAAGGAAATTGATGGCATCTATTCAAAGATGCCAGCTGAAAAGAAAAGCAAAGCTCAACGAGTTGTAGATGCTCTCGATAATATTCAACGTAAACTTCGTAGTAAGACATATGATGCAAGCTTAGGAGTTCCCGTAGCTTTCATTGATGCGGGAATTACTGCAATTAAGAATGCTATCAAGCTTGGTATAGAAGTAGAGAAGGCTATTGAGATTGGAATTAAAACAATCAAGGACAAGCTCAATGGTGCTAAGTGGGATAAGGAGGCTGACTTCCGTAAGGATATGATGGAAGGTTTTAAAGAGGAGGGAGTTGATGTTAAAAAAACAAAAGAAGTAAAGGCTAGGATTAATGATGATGGCACAATAACAATTCCCAACAAAGACATCCGTGATTTTGTATCTCAGGGAATTGAAGACATTGATGATTTGGCTGATGCTATATTAAATAAGTATCAAGCAGAACTTCCCGGCGTATCATCAAGACAAGTAAGAGATGCTATTACTAAGTATGGTAAAGAAGTATCCCAAACTAGAGATGATATTTCAATAAAGCTTGGAAGAGCAAAAAGAGTCGGAAGACTGCTTTCAGAACTTGAGGATTTAAGAACTATGGATAAGGGTGCTTTCTTGCTGAAGTACCAAAGAGTTAAACCCGCCCAAGACAAGATATCTGAAAGAGAGAAGAATCTTAAATATCTTATTCGTCAATTGGGACGGGAAATTATGGGTGATGAGTCACTTCCCGACAACTATGACGAGCAAAAAGCCCTTGATACAGCCAAGAACAGAATTTCTCGTAGAATTGAAGAGCTAAGAGACAAAATTAAAAGAGGAGATTTTTCTAAAAAGCAAAAACGCAGAGTTCAGGCTGACCAAGAACTTGTTGACCTTCAATCTCAACTCGAAAAAACTAAGTCTGAATTTGATTTAGAGCATGAAAAGAATGAGCAAAAGAATAAAAAATGGTATCAAAAAGCTGGTGACTTTGTATTAGAATTATTTAGCGGAATACCAAGAACATTGGTTACTGGATTTGACTTTGGTATCGTGTTTACTCAGGGTATAAGAAAAGTATTTACAAATCCTGTCATGTCTGCAAAGGCATTTGTAGAGGCTGGTAAACAGTTCTTCTCTGAGTCTAGGCAGAAAAAGATGGAGAATGAGCTAAAAGTTTCTGGAGCATATGCATTGATTAAAAATTCAGGTCTATCAATAACGGAAGGTGTAGAAAAAGCTTCGGCTCAAGAACAGATATTTATAGTTAATTATGTTAACTTAATTTGGGATGCGTTTGCTCGTGTTATCACTTTGAATTATAAGCCGGGAACTGAACTTGTAAAAGCAATGAATCCATTCAAAGCTTCCCAAAGATTTTTTGATGGATATTTGAACTACATAAGAATTAATTCATTCTTGAATCTGTCAAATGCTATTGATAAAAACGGATATACGCCTGAAACTCATCCGGAAATTTACAAAGCTGCTGCTGAATTTGTAAATACCACTACCGGTAAGGGTGCTAAGAATATTCCAAAAAGTCTTGGTTTCTTAATGTTCTCTGCATCTAAAGTTGCATCTGAATTAAAACTATATACACCTTATGCATTTTATTATTACGCTAAAATGCCTAAAGCCGTAAGGAACAGAGCTATGTTGGAGTTTGGAACATTTGCTTTGAGTTTTAGTACAGCTATGTTGCTTTTAAGAGCTGCACTTGACCAAGGTCAAGGCGATGATGAGGATGATGAGTTTTGGGATATCAATAGCAGTAATTTCTTGACATTTAAGTTTGGAAATCAGCGGGTGTCGTTTGCGGCTGGTGCTCGTCCAACTCTTGTGTTTATGGGTCGATTATTTAGTGGCGTGTATGTTGACCAGTATGGTCAAGAATCAAAATTGGGCGAAAGAACTGGTAAGCAAATTAATACTAAATTCGACCTTATTGTTAGATTCTTTACTGCCAAAGCGGCTCCAGTTCCCGCAGCTGCTATACAATACCTAGATAAGAAAGCTGGCGTAGAAGTAGAGGATGATGTATTTAAAAATCTTGTATTGCCAATGTGGTTGCAAGATTCTCAAGAATTGTACGCTCAGAATCCAAAAGAAATAGGAGCTCTTTATACTCTTCTTTCACTTATCGGGGCAAACATAAGAACCGTGGAAGGTTATACTGAAAGGGAATATAAAATGCCTCAGAAGATTTCTTATACAGATGATTATAGTAGGAAGAGGGAAGCTGTATTAACGGATGAGCAAAAAGCTGACTTCCAAAAAATGTTTGACGAAAAGTTCAAAAAGAATATAGAGGATATAAAAAATTCTGAATCTTATAAAAATTTAACTAGTGAAAACGATAAAATATTCTTTGATGTGACATTTGGTAAGAAAGCAAAAGACGATGCTGAATCTGATGCAAAGAAGGAATTGATTAGAAAGTATCGTGGTCCATTTAGTGAATTCCCAATAATAAGAGAAACCCCAGAAGAGAAAGAAATAAATAGAATTCTGAACAGAGGGGAAAAGAAGCCATAAGGAAATGATTATAAAAAACCTTAATTTTGATACATAAAATACAGATAAAATGCCATTAGTTCCCAATTTTTCAACTAGTCAATCAGCGGGGAGCCCTTCTGTTATAACTATAACTGATACGTCCACGGGAAGTGATGTTGCTGTTACCCAGCGCCGAGTCTATCTTTTGGACTGGCAGGGGAATTATGTCGTTCCTTCAGGTACTACTACTAACTATATCCAATGGCCTATCGCACAAGCGACAATTAATATTGATTGCTTGACTCAAGATATGGCTTTGGAGGTGACCGTTGAATGGTTGAACGTAAGCAATGTGGCTTTGTATGATAAGACTGAATTGGTAGGATTTACTCTTTACAATGAGACTTTCTACTATGCCCTGACGCAAGCACAAGCTGCTGCTTCAACTCCCACAACTATCCTACAAGATACGTCATTCCTGCAAAATAAGTCTAATCTTCGTTTGTTTATTGATAGCGGGAATCAAGCAGTCACGCTGGGATACGATATCGTATCTGCTCAGCAGTGCTATAACTTGGCTACCAACTTAAATACTAACCAAGACCTCTATTACTAATGCCACTAACAGTAGCCCAGATAATTGACATTGCCAAGATATCGCAGTATCTGGCGCAGAATGATGTTCTGAAGGGAAATCTTTTCTCTCCTCCTGTGGCTAGAACTACGCCGCAGATTCTTTATTTAGAGCGCAAGGCAGTAGAATGGATGTACAATATTGACCCAGCGAACACTTCCCTTGTACAAACCTCTCAATATCTATACAGCCTTTGCAGAGGATATAATTTGCAAGCACAACAAATTTCGGGAACTGCTGGTGCAATATCTCCAGTCGTCCCTGCTCAGATTCCAAATCCATATGATTTTGAAGTAACAGCTAGTTCGTTGATTGCAGATGGTCAATCAACTGTTACGTTAAATGCATTTATAGGATTCAACGTATTATTTGTTCGCAACGGAATACCTCAATCTACTATCAATACTGGGGGAAGCTACTACTCTTGGGTAAAGGCTACTGGTGTATTTACCATTTCCCCGGCAGCGGTATTAGGAGAAAGTTTTGCCATATACCCAATTTAATGGATTCATTGTTAAATGATATAAAACATTGGGTTATCTACAAAATAACCAGTCCAACCGAAAGAGTTTATATAGGCAAAACGTCTAATTGGAATAATAGATATTCTAATTATAAGCACTTTACGGTAGCAAAACAAGTTCATAAACAAAGAATGTTGTATGCATCTTTGCTAAAATACGGGTTCGAATCTCATAAATTAGAAAAAATAGATGAATTTGATTCTGATGCAAATTATTGTTCAGGGAAGGAGATGTTTTGGATAAGGTCTTATATGTCAAATAACTGTAAATATCCAGAAATTGGTGGGATGAATTTGACTGATGGTGGTGATGGTAATCTTGGATGGAAAAGACCCAAAGAGAGTATTGAAGAAATAAGAAAAAAAAATACAGGTAAGGTTAGGTCAAAAGAAATTAGAGAAAAAATGTCTAAAAGTAAAATAGGCAATAAAAATGGTTGTGGTAAAAAATTAACAGAAGAGCATAAAAGAATTTTATCAGAATGTAATAAAAATAAAAAAGGAGATATTAAGTTTAAAAAAACGTGTAAAGATAGGGCTGCAAGAATAAACAATCAAAATGGAAAGATAATAATACATTTAGACGAACATAATAATATAATTAATACATTTGATTTTTTATATGAAGCAGCATATTTTTTTGAAGTATCTGAAAGTGCAATGAGAGATTATATCAATAAAAAAAGAGTGTCTAAAAAAATAAGTGCCATTTTGAAATATAAAAAAGATTTGTGATGAAGAAAATATTCTTACTTATTCTTGGGTTCGTAATGTTTAAGGTGGGGTATTCGCAATACCCCATTCAACAATTTATTGGGGCCGACAGCGCTGTTGTCACCTCTAAGGGTGGTATGCAGGGTCGTTTTATAAACGTAGTTTTCCCAGATACTACTACTGCCAATTCCCAACGGATACGTCAATATGCCGGGGCTATGATTTATGCCGCAGGGAAGTTGTGGGTCAGAAACACCACAGCTACTGGATGGAATGAATTGGCTTACAACATTACACCTGTAAATATTTACAATTCAAACGGTTCCCTAACATCAAACAGAACACTTGATGGAAATGGATATAGCCTGACATTTGACCAAATTGGCGGGGAATTCGGGGTGGGAGCTGATAGTATTAATTTTGCTCCTGCTTCAGGTAAATTTAGAATAAGTACCTTAAATCAGGGAATAGGTACTAAAGCTTTACGATATAACCCAGTAACAAAACTTATTACATATTCTGATACAACAAGTTCTGTAAATATTTATAATTCAGATGGTACTCTTACGGGAAATCGTGAACTTGATGGGGATGGCAATAATCTTACTTTTACAGCAGTAAATAAATTTGAGTTTTCGGGTGATAGCCTTTATTATTTTCTTGACCCAGCGGGGAACTTAAGGATAAAGCTCGGTAATCAGCAGCTTACTATGCAGGGTGACACGGCTTCCCTTTCTAGAAGAATATCTTACACAGGAAATCTTGGTTCTTCATTTACTAAACATAGCATTGTAGATAAAAATTATGTGGATAGTGTAGCTTCCGTGGCTTCTGGAACTGTTACCTCTGTGGCTACCAACAACGGAACAGGAATAACAGGAGGGACCATTACAACTACGGGTACTCTTGCCATTGATACTGCCCTTATTTCAACCCGTGCTTGGCGACAAAAAGGAATTGATAGTGTCACTTCCCTCATCAATGCAAGACCATCAGGCTCAGGAACTACCAACTATATTCCTAAGTGGACAAGTTCAACTGCATTGGGGAATTCACAGATATTTGATAATGGAACTAACGTAGGAATAGGTATTACTTCGCCAAGTGCAAGACTTCACGTTCAAAATGGTGCATTGACATCTACTGTTACTTGGAATGCAGCAGATGGTGTAATAATATCAGGAACAAATTTTGGTGGTTTGCAGCTTCAGTCACCAAGTGGAAGTGGCGAAGGTTTTATAGGATTTTCAAGTGCATCTGTTAGAAATTTCGGCTTTATACAATATAGCAATTCTACACATAGGATGTCATTTGCGACATCAACAGACGGCTCCTCGTCAGGTACTACCAAAATGCAAATAACGCAATCTGGGCGATTACTTTTGGGAACTACGACCGAATCGACTTATTTGCTCGATGTCAACGGAACTGCAAGAGTTCGTGAATATCTCTATATGGTGCGTCAAGATGGTGCTGCAACTATTGATGCTTTGAGATATGTAACAGGGGGAACTATTGACATAGGAACTACATTTAGGGTACTCGGAACAAATTCATGGAACAACACAACATCTTCAACATCATATATTCAAAACGGATATACTACTAAAAACTTTGTTTCAACACCAAGTCAAAACGGTTCCTTTTCTTCTTTTGATTTTTCAAATTCAGGTCCATTTTCTCCAACAATCCCTAACCCATACACGCAAAAGTTGATAAATGGTGCAATGACTATAAATAGCACTGCCGCAACAAATAGTTTTCACGGTATTTCTATATCTGCAACAGACAATTCATCATCAATTGCAAACAATGTTTTTGCAGTATATGCTGATGCCACACTTGGAACAAATACTTCTGCAACTCGTTGGGCAGGGTATTTTGTTGGGAATGGATATTTTAGCGGAAACGTAGGTATAGGTACTACTTCCCCATCTTACAAGTTAGATGTCAACGGAACTGCAAGATTCAGCGGAACAGAACTGCGTTTGGATAACGGAACAACAGGAACACTTAACATCTATTCAAATACTCCATCGATTCAGTTTTTTAGTGCAGACCCAACTGGTTATCGGTTTTACAGGTCAGGAACTGGAATGTTTTGGAATTCAGCTGGAAGTATAGCTACACAAATATCAGGCAATGATGCATATACTTTGGATGCATCAGTTGGACATATTTGGAGAACTGCTTTAAGTGGTGGTGCTGCAACTGCAAGATTGACAACTGGCGGAAATTTAATCGTCGGCGGAACAACAGATGCGGGATATCGTGCCGATATTCAGGGAACTTTTAGAAGCAACCACAATGGATACGGTATTGTATTAACAAGCACAACGGGTAACAGATTGCGATGGATTGACAATGGCACATTTCGTTGGGCAATAGGTAGCCAAACTATACAAGGAGGAGAACTTGCAAATAGTTTTAATTTTTATAGTGGAACAAATAGTGCGACACAAGTTTCAATTGCAGCAGATGGGGCAGTTATGATAGGAGTACCTTTCCCAATTTCATCAAACTATGCACCATCAGCAATTTTACAAGCAGCAAGCACAACAAGAGGTTTCTTACCTCCTAGAATGACCAATGCACAAATGGTGGCAATCGCATCCCCAGCCGCTGGGTTGGTTGTTTACGATACCACAAACAATAAGTTGAATGTTTACGATGGAACGAATTGGGTAACACTTCACTAATTAAAATAAAATCCTTAATTTTACACCATAAAACCCTTAATTTAGAACCATGAAAAAGTTAATGTTAGTATTGGGAATTGTTTGTTTTGGACTGGTAGGGAAGTCGCAAACCATTGACTCAACTGTAACCAGCATTACGGCTGTATACATTCAGCCTATCAAAGCTCAGTTCACCGATTCCCTTCTTTCAACAAATCTTGGAGTACGGGTTATTTCCGATGACCTCAAGACTACCGCTATTTTGTATTGGGAATTGCTTATGTCCAATGGAGCCGTATCCGTAAACGGAAACTATACCATGACTGGAGCGGACTATACTGCTTGGTGCAACGCATCAAACCCAGTTCCCTGCAACATTTGGCCTTTCACCGTAGTTGGGAAAGCATACAATCTCACCTTTACCTCTGGCCCTGCATCCAAGAAATAAAAATTAAAAACTAAACAATAAACAAATGAAAATCACAACAAAAATTGGTCTTTTAGTTTGCCTTTTGGCTTTTGTACTAAGTTCTTTTGCCTTCAAAGGGCAAGAAGAACCCAAGACTCTGAAATTTGAATTTACTTTGGAAGAGGTGAATGTTATTTTCGAAGGACTTGGGGAATTGCCTGCAAAAAAATCAGAAGCTCTTCGCGGTAAGATTTATCAAACTGCACAAGAACAATTAAAAGCTCAAGAACAACCTCAATCACTTCCCAAGAAAAACTAATAAATAAAAATGGAAACCCCGGTATCAGTAGGTAACGCACACGCAAGTTTATTTGTATCAATTTTTACCGCTGCGGTATCTTTTGCTGATGCCGGGGAAGCCATGAAAAGTTTGGCTGGGCTTATTTCAATTGTGGCTGGGGTAATGGCAATTCGTTATTATTATCACGCAACTAAAAATGTAAAAAAATGAATTACACTAATTTAGTATTGTTTGCCCTCGGATTGTTCGGAATCTTAATCCATAACCTGATTAAGGTTGATACAATCAATCGCCAATCTGAAGGTCACTTTAACTTTAAGAAGTTTATTTCTTTGGAGTGGCCATCAATTGCCATCAGTTTTTCAGTTGTTGGTGTATGCTTGATTGCCAAACACGAAGTGAAGCAACTTGAAGAAGTAGGGAACTGGCTGGGCTTGGCCTTCGTTACAATCGGGTACACAGCTCAATCAATTGTATATAAATACTTGGGAAATGCTGAAAAGAAAATAAAAGGAGATGCATAATCGTGGGCTGATATACCTCATCATTTCAATAGTATGTTTTTTTATTGCAACCAGTTGTAATACAGAAAAACGTCTTCAAAAGGCAGAGGTATTATTAGCTTCAAAGGGCCGTTTACCAGAAGTTTGTGCGGCTCGATTTCCCCCTAAAGATTCAATTGTATACCGAGATAGCATAAAGTATGATACCCTATATGAGGGTATTTATAGTATTGATACTATCTACGACAAGGATACTGTAAAAGTTTACTTGACACTTCCAGCTAAAGTCGTAACAAAAGAAGTCATAAAATATCGAGATATATATCGGGAAAACACGGCTAAAGTAAATGAGTTAGAAAATAAATTGTCTGCGTGCAATTCCCAATCTGCAAATTACTCAATAGAAATAGTAAAATTACGCGCTGAATCTAGTAAATGGGAGAAGCTAGCTAAACAAAGATGGTGGTTCCTTTGGATTTTATTAGTCGTTGCTGGATTAATTACTTTTCGCAAGAGCATAATGAAATTAATTAGCAGATTTATATTGCCTTGGACATGATTGACTTGAGCACATTGGAACATCGACTTCCGAAGCATGTAATGGATGAACTTCCCGACACAATCGCTAAGTTCAATATCAATACCCCACTTCGGTTAGCACACTTTCTGTCTCAATGCGCACATGAGTCAGGAAGTTTTTCTGTTAATAGGGAAAATCTAAGCTACTCCGCAGACCGACTTCGTGTCGTATTCCCTAAATACTTCCCCACCCCTGAAGTAGCAAAACAATACGAAAGGAATCAGGTTAAGATTGGTAGCAGAGTATATGCAAACCGCATGGGAAATGGTGACGAGAAGTCAGAAGACGGATACAAGTTCCGCGGACGTGGGTATATCCAACTTACAGGCAAAGATAATTATACAGCCTTCGGAAAGTTTGTAGCTGAGGACATAGTAAACAATCCAGAACTAGTTGCATCCAAATATTCTCTCATGTCAGCAGCTTGGTTCTTCGATAAGAATAACCTATGGAAGATGTGTGATGTTGGTGCTGGGGAAGATGTGGTAAAGAACCTTACCAAACGAATCAATGGCGGTCTGCATGGACTTGATGACAGGTTGAAGAAATTCAAAATGTATCTGAGCTTTGTTCAGCCAAAGTAGTATATGGGTTGTTTCTTTTGCTGTTATATTCAGCATGGTATTCGTGGGCTTGTCGGTTCACTATGTAAACAAACTCTTCGCTTCCCACACCAAAGACCTACTGGTCCGTTTTATATTAATCATATTCGCATCACTAGTTGCGGTGTTTATCATTGACAAAGTAGTAGCGTTTAAGATTCCTTTGCTAACTGATAAGCAAAACGATGAATTGTTCGACCTCATCAAGACCCTGACCTTGATGATTTTTTCGTATTATTTTGGCTCTCAGAAGAATTCCAAGCCAGACTAATCCACACGAATTCCCCAAGATTTGTTTGTTAAATTAAGTGTTAATATATTTGTGAATGCCTAAAATATTAATAACGGGTGGGGCTGGTTTCATTGGCTCACACCTTTGTGACAGATTTGTAAAGGAAGGATACGATGTGATTGCGATGGATAATTTATTGACGGGAAGTCTTGATAACATAAGCCACCTCTTCCCCCGTCCCAACTTCACCTTCCACCACCACGACGTAACCAAGTTCATCCATATACCGGGTGACCTTGACTACATTCTGCACTTCGCCTCCCCCGCTTCCCCCGTAGACTACCTAAAGATGCCCATCCAGACCATGAAGGTCGGCTCCTTGGGTACACACAACTGCCTCGGATTGGCTAAAGACAAGGGCGCGAGAATCGTTGTGGCGAGCACTAGCGAAGTCTATGGAGACCCGCTTGTCCATCCGCAGACCGAAGACTACTGGGGGAACGTCAACCCCATCGGTCCAAGAGGGGTATACGATGAGGCGAAAAGATTTCAGGAAGCCATGACCATGGCATATCATACATACCACGGGGTGAATACGGGAATTGTTCGCATCTTCAATACCTATGGACCACGGATGCGCCTAAACGATGGACGGGCACTTCCCGCCTTCATATCCCAAGCCATAAAGGGAGAACCCCTGACCATATTTGGGGACGGCTCACAGACCCGTAGCTTCTGCTACGTGGATGATTTGGTGGAGGGAATCTACCGCTTGCTACTCAGCGACCACCACTTCCCCATAAACGTAGGCAATCCGCAAGAGATTACCATCAACGAATTCGCAAAAGAAATCTTAGCCCTGACGGGAAGTTACAAGGGAGTCGAATACCACCCGCTTCCCACCGATGACCCAAAACAACGGAAGCCCGACATCTCCAAGGCGAAGGAACTGCTCGGATGGGAACCAAAGGTTTCCCGCCCCCTCGGATTAGCCCTGACCTATCAATACTTTAAGAACAAACATTGAAACATTCATCCTCATTTTATTACGACGTAGATTTCGGTGCTGAAGCCGAGGACTGGGTGAAGGACGTGTTCACGGGCGGTTACAAGGTCGAAGTAAAGTGCGACCGAATCGCTCACAAAACAGGGAACATTTTCATTGAGGTCTATTCCCGGGGTAAGAAGTCGGGAATTTCCACCACTGAAGCCGATTATTGGATTTATGTTATTCAGGAGCGGGAAGTCATGTATCTGATTCCCGTTGACCACCTGAAGGAACTATGCAAGAAGTTCCATGACCCTGACCGAGGGTTCGTGAAGGGAGGTGATAACAATACTTCCCTTGGTGTACTCATCCCCGTAGTGGCGTTAACAAAATAAAACCCCACCCGTAGAAACGGGCGGGGTAACGAACACACTATGAGAAAAAACCAAACCTATACAACTTTTGTTTTGTCAGGGTTGTCGCCCTTGTAGTTATCTAATGAGGCAACAATCTTTCCGTCGATGGGGAACTTATCAAGGAATTGCTTTGGAGAGTAGGACTTCCCCCGATAGATATACTTACGCTCTCCGTTAGTATCGTATACATACCCAGCGTTCTTATGTGCCGTCATGTTTTTGCAATATTCTGAATAGGTTAATAGTTTCATATGGTTTTTGTTTTTTTGTAGACGGGAATTCCCAATACATAATACGTCACCATTCTTTTCAATCCCTTGCCAATAATCAGGTTATACCTGACATCCTTTCTTACTAGCTTTAATTTCTTTTTAGGGGGTTTGTAAGTGTTGGGAAGTGATGGTCTCTCCGACCAAAAAGTCATGTCGTCAGGGAAGTGATTGTCCATAGTTTAGAATTTAAGGGTTATGGGTGGGTTGTCAATTCTTAGTTATGGGGGAAGACTTGGTCTCGTAAACTATCACCTCACTATCCGCAAGTCCCATTTCGATTCTGAATGCCAGTTCCATAGCTTCGTCGTATGCTTTGGGTTGGGCAAAGTAGTCATCATCAGCCGCATCTCGTTTGAATGGGAAGCAGTCAACGAACACAAGTGTCTCCTCTTCCCCTTGCTTCCTATAATATACCGAGTACCTTGGCTTTTCTCCGATACGTTCAATAAGTTTTACTACCGCTTTCATGTGTTTTGTTTTTTTGATTTTGGGAATTGGTTATGGAAGGTCATGTATGATTGCCTTCTTCTGTTTGGGGGTTAAATTATCCGTGATGTCGATGCCGATGCCAGCTATCACTACCTCTACCGATAGGATGTTGACCTCTTCATCGATGAATGTGTGGATGCCGTGGCACTCCTCGGTTCGGGTGGTACGTTCGTACTCATAGGTGACAAGGAGTTCTGCTCCTTCGACGATGTCGGTCTTGAATTTAGTTGTCATGTGTTTTTGTTTTTTATATAACGGGAATTGGTGATAATTATTGTGCAAGGAATTCGTACCAATTTTGCTTACGTCTTCCCTCTTCGATTTGTCTTCTCAGTAGCTCTATTTTGTTGCGAAGTGCATATGGATTTGGTACTTTGCCCGATTCGAGCTTTCTGATTAACGCTTTTAGTTGTTTCTCTTTTTGTGCCATCGTCATTGATTGGGTAGTTTAATAGTTTGTAAATGTGTATCATCCATTCATTGTAGGATAGTTGCTCAGGTGGGTAGGTTGTCTTCATTGTTTTATTTTAGTGATTGTTTAAGTTCGTCAATTGATATGCCTGCCTCATCGCATAGCCATTGTGTGATGGATTCGACATCGGATTCCCTGCAAATAACATCCGATGAGGTGCTGAATACATTTGATGTTGGGGCGAAGGCGAAGATGATTTCGTATGGGCATTCCAATCTGCCTTCCAATACCGCATCAACAAGTCGGTTGAATTTATGCTTCCAAGGTACGTCATCGTAGTCTCCGGTAGACCACCCGCTCGCGAGGTTTGTATATCCGCTTCCCAATTGGACATCCCAATACCCTCTCCATCCATCGGTGCGAACATATTTGAATTCGGGAACTGCCTCGCAGTCGGCTTCCTCGAAGTATTCAGTATCTCGGTATCCGAATTCAGAACACCACAGGTACTTGTCTACTTCCCCCCGCAAAGTGGTAATAACTTGGCAAGGGTATTCCCATGCTGATTGCTCACAAGATTCGCATATCTCTTCGCCCGAACGGGTGATGTAACTGCCGTCGTGGTCGGTGTCAATTTCTGCCTCACATGAGGCACATTTGATGATGTTTGTTGGTTCCATTGTGTGTGTTTTTTATGGTTTGGGAATTGGTTATTTTGTATCAATTGATTTCAGGTAGTCAACAATACATTCGTATTCGTTTCTGTTGTCATCGTTATAATCCGAGTCGCAATACTTCCCGAATTCAGCACAAATGTCTTCGTATTGTAGGTCGATTTCGTATTCGGGTTTAAATTGCGCATCGTATAACTTACTAAACAAGAAGAATGAATAGTCGCAATAAGGTCGGGGACGTGGTGTGTTGCTCATGGTGGTTTGTTTTTGTGGTTATGAATGTAAGTTACTAAACAAATATAGGTGTACCAAATTTATTTTGTTAGGGAAATGTTAAGGTAGAAAATGATGGGGGTCGGTGCTTCCCTTCCCCCATCCACACACACTATGCGAGAGATAAGATGCTGTTGAATGCTTGGTTGTCAATTCCCAACCCTGTACCAACGTACTTAGATTCGAGACGTGCGTTGTCACGCTTGGGTACGGGTAGCTTGTGGGAAGTGTAGTGTGTCACTCCGCTGAAGAGACCCCACAGGGTGTCACCCTTGCTCCTCATTTCGGTAGCGATTGAGTCTAGCAATTCGCCCGAGCGGTTGATAGCATATGTGCTATACTTGTCCTTAGCTTGGGAAGTGGTGAGGTTGATATCCACGTCAGTGACTTCCCGAACTATCCGAGCGATGTTATCCTTGGTCACGGGAACTGATGAGAGGCGGATGAATTGGTCGAAGATAGATTGCTCCTGATTCGCGATGCCGACCACCTGACGAACCGATGCTTCGACCTTGTCATGGAGGGAAGCCGTGTGCTTTGCCGATTGCTGAAGTTCCCGACCCGCTGAGGCGAAGGTGTTCCGGCAGCAGATGGTGAAATTCACCGCGCCCCATTTCAGCGCGGTCGTGCCATCGTGACCATTGATGCCCGTCACGAAGCCCTTAACGGATGTCCCGTTCTTGCCAATTCCCTTGATTTCATTGCCCGTGTTGAGTTGGAGGTAGACCTTCCCACCGCCATTGAACGTACCGCCCGAATGGATGCTATAGCCTGTCTTCTCCGAGATACGGATGAGGAGTTCAGCCAATTCGCTATTTTGGAAGGGAACGTACCCGTCCTTACAGGTTGCGAAGACTTTGGAGTTGTCTTCCCGAACTATACCGAAGAATCCTGTCGGCTCTCCGTTGGGCAGGAGGAGTTCCTGCTTCGATACTTCCCACCGCAACCCATAGCGGTCGAGTAGGTCGGCTACCGCTTCGCGGTTCTCAGGGTTGGATACTTGCGTTCCGCTGAACGCGTTGGCTAAGATGTTGTCTGCGAATGTGTGTGTGTTGTTCATGGTGTGTTTGTTTTATGTATTAACGAATGATTGGTGTAGGTTATTGTGTTAGGGAAGTGTTAATGCTAATTGAGAGCGGTTAGACTTTTGTTTAGTGTGGGGGGGGGTATAGTACCGACCGAACTTGCCATACTTTCCGTACAAATATTCGTCGGCGGGTTCGGGTTTGCCCGCTTCCTCCCATCTACGGCAGCCCCCATTTTTCCATTCAATGTAAGTGTAGCCCCTGTAGTTGTCAGTCCGGTGTAGTATTATTTCGGCGATGTCGCATAGTCCCTCCCGATATCCTTCGGTGACGTGTGGCCCTTCTGACTGAAGAAGATAGTTTATTTTGTCGATGAGTTCAGCGACCTTGATTGTTTTACGTTCCATTGTGTGTGTGTTTTATGGTTAGGGAAGTGTTAAAGGATGAGGAGGGGGTGACCGATGGGGTCAATTCCCCCTCTTCCCATCACTATCATTGGCAGCATAGTTCCCACGGCTGAAGTTCTCTCAATTTAGCGGGAGTCAGGCTGAAGTATTCGAGAATGAATTGAGCCAATTTACGGCGGGCGGTCGGCTTGCTGAGGTCGTTCGTACCGATGGCATTAACAACGTGCCGAGGTTCGCAACACATTGCACGGCGGACGAACTTAACGTCCTGACCGAGGTAGAAGGACTTCCCCTCCGCGACAAGGGTCCAATCGTGTCCGAATCCGTAAGCATTGGGGGTGGAGATGATAATAGGCTTTTTCATTGTGTGTGTGTTTTATGAATTCAAAGATAAGATACTAAACAAGTGAAACCAAATTTATTTTGTTAAATAGTTGTTAAAGCGAATTCCCGTCTGCTATCATGTTGACCAATTTAAGGGCAACGAGGAGGGCTACAAGTAGCCACCAAGGGGAGAGGTCTTTTTGCTTTTTCATGGTGTGGTGTTTTAGTGTTTTACAATACAGGGAAGTTCGACCGAAGGATGACGGGTCGGGAGTTCTTTGTCCGCTTGTCGGTCATTATGCCGATGATGATGGCGGCAAGCATAACCACGGCGATGAATGTTGATGCGCCGATGGTGAAGGCTCTAAATGTTTCAATGTGTGGCATGGTGTTGTGTGTTTTATGGTTAAGACAAAGGGAGGGAAGTGTTTGCCCTCTCCGTGTTTCGGCTATTTTAAGCCTCTTCAGTTAACCTCTCCGAAATTACCCTTTCGGTCAGGGTCTGAGTGCGCTGCTCTTTGTCACTCAATTTGCACTCTCGAATTTCAGTTTCGTATTGAGTTCCGTTTGCATATTCGACCGCTTCCCTCAGATGTTTAAAGTCTCCGATGTTGTACTTCCGTCCGGTGTACGGGCAAATTCTCAATACAAAGTAAAACGTCATAATGTGTGTACCTAGCATGGTATGTGTGTTTATGGTTAAGACACGGATTCAAGTTTAACCCGAAGGTCAGAGGCTTGGTCATTCAAAGAGCGGCGGGGTATCATCCCCTCATCAACAATACAAAGATAAGAAACTAAACAACACGAATCCAAATATATTTTGTTAAAATATTGTTAACGAAACTGCACAAAATGGGAGGTATTTTTAATTGCTTGGGAATCAACGACATGTGAAGTAAAAAAATGCCATTTCCTCAAGGTTCGATTATCTACTAAACAATAAGGGTATGGTGCCACAAAAAAGATACGCGAAATTTGGGGTGTTTCCGTGCGTCTGAGAGCATTCTAATTTTCCAAACATTATTTACCCAATCTTATGTTAACACTTCCCCCCTCTCATATCATCACATACTACATATATATAGAGAGAGAGACAACCTCCCGCCCCATGCCCCCGCCCCCGCCCCCGCCCCCCTGACCCTTGGCATCCTGACCCGCGACCCCGCCCAATGGGTCACCACTTCCCCACCCATACATACTACAGCATAGGTCACACAATCGCATAGCAGATAGCAAGCAGACCGCCCTTGCCCTCACCCATACCCACCGCAACCCGTCGGCAATCAACGAACAATCGTTCGCAATCCTTGGCAAATTAAGATTGTTGCACCCACCCGGTTAAAGTTTTGTTAAAACCCAATTCGACCGACCCCCCGATTTTTTCGGGGGTCTCCAACAACACCGTGCCCGCACTCAAAAATTCATTATCTTTACAATGCAGTTGTTTTCATTGTTTAATGTTTTAGGTAAATGGGGCCGCCTGTTTCTACAGGGGGCTCTTTTTGTCTCCACGAAATATTGTGCAAAAATATTTGGATGGTAGTACTTCCCCACCATATATTTGCGTTACCTAAATCATTAACATATGAACTTGAAAGAACTACTCAAGAAAGGAGAACCCATTTTTAAGAAGATTGATACGCTGATTGAGGCCAAGGAGTATGATAAAGCGTTGGCTTTAATAGACAGCTCAGAACCGCCATCAGAATGGGTTATAGAGCTTCCCTCTAAATCAGTACCCGGCACTACTTACAAGACGCTCCCTATTGATATTATGGAGGCTGCAATGCGTCGCATCTTCAAGGATGCGCATATTTCTGAAATAAAGGCTCCCATTATTTCCCAAGACAAAGGAAAATTCGCAGTAACCGTCTGTATTAGCTACTCATATAGGTCGTTACACGAGCTAGAGTGCGATAAAGAGATTTATGGCATAGCTACCGTGGTTTCCCCGGACATATCAATGCTAGAACTCGCTTCTCCTAAGGCATCTACAATGGCTGTAAAGAATGCAATCAAGCAATTGGGTGGATTATTTGGAAAATATCTAAACCGAGCCGCAGAAGATGTCGATTTACCACTTGAATCAGCAGAAGTAGTGCTTACTCCAGAAGAATTGGCCGAAGATTTGACCTTAAAAATCAAGAAATGCGTCAATTATGACGAGCTTAGGACCTACAGACTAGTGATATATGATAAAAAAATGCCATTTGAACTGCAAAATCTGTATGAAACACGTTTAAGAGAGCTTGCAAACACCGCAAAATCTATTGGATAACCTAAAAAACAATGAAAATGGAAAATAATAACTTTTACAACTGGGATAATGCCTTCGTTAGGTGCAGCTGCATTGGTAAAATTATGGCGAATGGTCGCGGAGCTGTGTTAACAGAAAAGCAAGCAATCGAAATCGAGCGATTAACTCTTCTCGAAAAGAGAACTGATAAGCAAGAAGAAACACTTCAACATTTACTTGAGAAAAAGAATGCAATTCCCTCATTATCAGACACTTGCAAGTCTTATCTAAAGGAAATGTACATGTATTATAAGTACGGAAAAGAGTCAGTTGGTGGTTCTGAACGTAGTAGATACACGATAAAGGGACGTTCAGTTGAGGACGAATCAATAATGCTATTGAGTCGAATTGATAATGCCGTTTATTCCAAGAATCAGGACCGATTCCAGAATGATTATCTGACCGGAGAACCAGATATTATTATCAGTTCCCAAAATGGTAACATAGAAAAGGTGATTGACATCAAATCTTCATGGGATGGAGCTAGTTTGCTGAGTAACATTGGTTCCCCACTCAACCCATTATACTTTTATCAAGTACAAGGATATATGGCTTTGACTGGTGCAAAAGAAGCTGAAGTAGTTTATGTTCTTGTTAATATGCCACAAGAAATCATAAATGGAGAGAAGAGCCGTATATTTAGGACTATGAATCCTGCAACAGAAGAAAATGCAGATTATAAAAGGGTTATTGCCAGACTTGAAAACAATATGACCTTTGACGAAATACCAATCAATGAAAGAATAGTAAGATTCAAGGTTGAAAGAGACGAGGAACTAATAAACAACATTTACGACAGAGTAAAACAATGCCGTGAATGGCTTTCTGAATTCGAAAAAATACATTTAGGATATGCCTAAGAAATACTTCTTTAACATCACACCTCAAACAAACATCCGGGCCACTCAAAATGACCGGATTTTTTTTCGTATACCCAAGGAGAAACTCTTCCCTTCTGGTCTAAGAAGAAGAAATCAACTGGAGAGGTATAACGAATACAAAGCTGACCTTAGAAATATTGCCAAGAAAAAAGGATTCACGTTTCCAGAACAAGGACTTGAGATAAATTTCTACATTCCAACTCCCAAGAGCTGGACCAAATACAAGAAAAAAGAACTGAATGGTGAGCTCCATCAACAACGTCCAGACCTTTCAAATTTGCTCAAAGCTGTAGAAGATGCGCTCTTAGAGGAAGATAAAAAAATCGCGCACTACCACTCGATTTCTAAGAGATGGGTGAACAGTTCCCACGGATACATTGAGTTCATAGTCCACTCCCCCACATTTCCAAGTAAAGACAACTTGATGTAGTA